TCAACTCCAAAAGAGTTGAAGTGACTGCTAGGATTAACATCATTGAAAGTAGCATAATTCTCCTACGTGTAGAGAGTTGATTTTTTAATTAAATATAAAATAAAAGTTTTTAACATTTTTCTAGATAGTAATCTAGAGTAATATGATTCATTTTCCTTTAATGGTACATAATCATTGAACTTGATTCATTCTGCTTAAATGGTACATAATCATTGGGTGTGATTCATTTATCCGATGTGTTACTTGTCCGACTATCTGATTCATTCTACTTAAATGATACATAATCATGAGGTGTGATTTAAAGTTTAGAGTTGGGGGAATAAACCCCCAACTAACTAAACAAATGGGTTATTAGGAATTGCAATCTCGTGTACATGATCGCCATGGGCAATAATGTAGGGACGAGGTGCAGGAGTGCCATGATGAGCCTGATATGCTACAGCATGGTAGTGACTAAGGAAGATTTTTACAGCAAATCGTCTTGCTTGCGCGTCAATCTGAGCGTCAGAAAGTTTACCAGATTCTAAAGTCTTACGAGTTTGATTCTGTTTAAAGTTTTTCTTTTCTAAGATTGAACTAGCAAATTCAGAGTAATCTCCTGTTTGATTCTTCTCAGTACGGCGTTGTTTATCTTGCTTATAAAGCTTGCCATAGAAGCATTCTTCTTTGCCAGAGAATTTCATAAAACTCTGGCCAATTTTCCAGCACAAAGTTTTTAGTTCTGCGTTATAAGGACGCTTCTGTCCTTTCTCCCACACAACGGTGGGATCAAGCCCAGCATATCGCCAAACGCTACCTGCAGTAGGAGCTTTTGTGATATCGATATGTGATAGAAGTCCAGCAGCAAGTACGGGACCAATGCCAAATTGGCCAATGGCCCATGAACCTACAGTAGTAGATTCGGCATATGTCTGCAAAGGAGCCTTGAGAGACTTTTCCATTAATCGAAGATTGTAGGAAAGAAATTTCACAAGTTCACTTGGTGATTCTTGCTTCTCAAGCTCACGAGCCTGAGCAGCAAATGCCATACGATTTTCCTGGAGATTATAGTAGGCAGATACTACTTCACGCGCAGAGCGTGAATCAAGTTCAACAGTTAGCGTACGAAGGTCTCGTGCAAACCGGTTGAACATAGGGAAGTCGAAGTCATTAGGATCGGTAGTTTCAGATAAATTTGATACGGGATTGTTCATGATGGTTCCTTGTATTGTATAAATAAAAAGTACTGTTATTCTTTGTATAGACTAGAATGGTTCTTCATCATTTTGTGGCAGAAAGATGATTAGATCATCATCTGGAATTTCGCCAAACATTTTTTCAGAAATCCATTCTGGATCTAGCTGTTCATCTTGAGGGTTGGACATAGTTAGATAGCCTCTCTATGTTAAATAATAATTAAGTTATTTCTTTGTATGAAAATAAAAAAGGGGAGAGTCAAAAGACTCTCCCCTTTTCTTGTATGAACTGATTACTTGTATCAGTTAGTAAGCATAATCCATACATCAAACATTTTGGTAGTGTCGTTGAACACTGAGGATGTTTGAGTACGTAGATTATCTTTAGCTGCTCGTGAGTACAGAGATGCACGAAGAGCAGCAAGATGCTTAGCTGTCATGATAGGAATTTCAATATGAAACCAAACGTTCCTGTTTTGTAGAAGCTCTCCGTAGATAGTTCCAATAACAGGATTGCGACGTCTGCCACGTCCAGCGTTGATCGGTGGTTCGCCGTTGATACGCTTAAGAAGTTTGGTAGGCTGTTGTGCAGCTGCAAACTTTCTTGGATTGCGATTCAATTGGGTTTCGGTACTTTCGATGATTGCCATCGGTTGATACTCCTTGCTAATTACTGAGTTTAATGGTCAGATTTATGTATGAACTTAAGAGGCTCTTATACTCCAGTTGCCAAGTCTGCCTGAAGTATTGTGTAGAATCCAGCTAGCAAATAAAGCATTTGCTTCTGGATTATACAAGTCTTCTGGTTCATAGCCTGTATAGTCCCTTAACGTACGGAACCATGACGAGTTAATCTGCAAGAGACCATTGTCATAGGTTCCATTACTGTTTAAGGTCCATGTAATTTTGCCATTTTTAAATTTAGCATTTACTGCACCAGGGTTGCATCGTGATTCACGATATGCTATGTAAGAAAAGACTTTTACAGGAAGATTATACTTTCTGAAAAGATCTTCATACTTTGGGCAGTACAAAGATTCATCGGTAGGAAGACTTACTGAGTAAGTATTCTTGTAATAAGGTTGAAGTTTCTTTGATACTAAGCATGGCCATGGTTCGTATCCGAGTGGTTTTTTATTATAGCGAATTCTTTGATAAAGAATAGGATCGCCAGCTTCAGATACTCTTTTAACTATGACAGTTTTAAAGCCAAGATTGGCAATACGATTAGCTATGAGAACTTGTTCATGTTTAGTGGCCTTGTCAGGAGATGGAGCAAATTGCTCCCCACCGTACATTTCCCACATTCCCATATCAGTATCGCCAAATTGGCCTTGATGTTGTATGGTCAAACCTCCGGCGTATTCACCGGATTTAGACCAATCTATTTGGGCAACTGATTTTCCTGTTCCACAGGATGCAATCTGTTCCCAGTACTTAGTTGGTGCCCCCATTTTAAATGACACTTTTTTCCATGTTCCTGCCTGAGCAGGAGAGCTGGGTAGTGTCATAGATATGAGGATAACAAGTGCTGTAATAATAGATGTAAGCTTGCGCATTTTGGTGTCGCTCCTTTCGTATTGGGTTTGCTAGTCTAAGTTGAAGACCAGCATTAGCATCGCGCAGGTTGCGAAACCGAAGATGAACGGACAAATACGAAATGCCCGCTCGACACTTAGCAGTGGTGCCTTCTCCGACTTCACAGTATAACTGTTAGGTGGGGATTCTCCCCCTGCCCGGATTGTGTTGCGGGCATGGTATTAGTATAGCACATTCGTGGGTTGGTTACACGTATGTTCAGTTATTTTCCTCCTGTTTGGGACTGACCACTTCTGCAAGAAGAGATTCAATTCTACTTATGGTAGAATTTAAATCATTGATCTTCTGAAGAAGTAATAGGAGAGCTTTAAGTATGTTTTCGGAATGTGGTTCCATAACATAAGCCTCCTTTAGATCAGTCAAACGGAACGGGCTGGTAGCTTTTAATAAAGCATCAACCCGTGCGCTAATCACACACATTAGTGATGATTAGAAATAGTACCGTAGATTTTTAAATTATCTACAGTTTGATGAGGAAAAATGTAAATTAATTAGCGTTGTATTGAGTGGAGATTACAGCTGCAAGTACACGATACTTGCCGGCAGAAATCTTCTCAAAACGATGTGAATTGTTTTTGATATGTGCATAAGCAGTTGGAGCAGTACATTGCACAGCTTCGATAATATCTGAAGGTGAAATGATTGTTCCAATTTTTGTATTAATATATGTTTCAATGATTGCATTGAATTTAGCTGGCTTTGCCATCTTTATGTTACCTTTCTGTCAAACCGCAAAGCGGTTGTTGTAGTTTTTTATGGTATATAAAGGTGTATAAATATGAGATTAAAAATACACTTTAAATTAAGTTATGTTAGTATATCATAAAATGACATTACAAACATAGACAATTATAGTGTATTTAAGAGTAAAGGTATATAATATTAGAGGGTGAACAACGTTAGTTGTTGATTATGGTTGAAGAGTAGTTTTATCTAGACTAATTCCATAAGCTTTGGCATTGTGCCAGTAAGCTTCTTTAAAGTAATGTAGTCCTTGTTCAATCTCTTGAATGAAGTTATAATATGATTGTATCATATCTTCATTGGTGAAATCGAGATAAATGATTAACTCATTTAACTTATTCATTGATTGGCGAGCCAAGTCAACGGTGTTCATAAGATTTGAAAAGAGTTCGATTTTAGTTGATTCTAGTTGATCATAAGTTGTCATAAGATTTGGTTCCTGTGTTTAGTAAGCCGACTTCGCCGGCATAAATTTTGGATCACTATGATACAAGGTGATTGTACCATGTGAGGTGTATTGTTCTATTAGGTCAAATTCTTCAGTAGTGTGAATTAGACCTATGTAGTTTGTGTCTCTTTGAGAAGGATCTATGATCCAGGTAATACGGTATGTCTTACCTAGTTTTGCTGCACGTTGAATAGCTAGAGTGCCATAGTTTGATTCGTTAAGATCTTGTGTCATATAGATAATGTTTTTGCCAGATTTTCCAGGAAGTAAAACCCGGGAAAAGCTCTTATCTTCAGACTTGTAAACCTTATAGGTATTGCCAAAGTACTGTACTTCATCACACATATCCCATAGGGAATTGTGTAGGGTTAAAAGCTCAGATATAACATCAGGCTTTTTAGTTGTCATTATCTGGTCCCTTTCTAAAAAAAATAGTTAAATAAACTATTGAGTATTAAGATGCGGTTCCCAGAAATTTCTCTACGTTGTTAGGAGGTACAAAACCCAACGGAGAATCCTGTCAGTGGAAGATAGGTTGATGGAGCATTGTGGGGGTAATGCATATTATCAAATTACTGAGAACCACATCTCGATACTCAAGATGTTATGTTCGGGATTTTGTTTAAACCGCCGGCAATGAAATATTATCTATTTGTCCAAGTAAGGAGTCAACTACTTCTAGATGCTCTAAGACATAAGATGCCTTAGGCAAAGAAGATAGTCGTATCTTGTATTCGCTGAGAGCTATATAGAGTATATTTAGACTTTGTGGATCGCCGGCAAGAATCAATGCATTGTTCATTATTCTTTTATATATAGATATAAGTATAGAGTAAGTATATAGGGGAGTGATAGGTGGACAGGAGTGGGGGATAGTGGGGAGGATGCCCACATATGTTCCTGTTTTATATCCATTTTATATCCATTTTATACTGAGGATTAATTAAATTATACTGGGTACCCCTTTGAGAGGTGACAATAATAGCTTTAATTTAACAATTATCTTAGCATTATGTTATCTCTATATACAGTTCCTTATATACTCTCTATATATAGTCTATATGATATCTCTATATATAGGGGATAGATAGTGTGTTGTTGTTTGGCGGATTTGATAATAAAAAATATTATTATTTAAATAAGAAAACGTCCCAACTCAACTAACCACCAAGTTGAGAAGGAACGCTTTCACTAGCAATAAATTTTTACAATCGGAGTTCTACTCCATACATCCGCTTGAAATCTCGTCTCATAGGATGAAGAGCCGATTCAGTTCCATGCGTTGTATACATTGGTCCATTGATACTCGGAGGGGGGAGTATCTTATAGACCCCTGATTTACAGCGACTTACTTCGAAACCTAACCGTTGAAGCTCAGCCATGACATTCTTCATGGATTTTGACTGATGCTGTTTGGGCATCTGTATTTCTCCTCTTGTAATCTGGTATATTGCCAGGTAAGACAAGTATATCAGTACATGAGGATGTTTGCAACACCCAGACACGACATTTCTAAGTTCGGCGGTCTGGGGCCTATTTTAAAAAATAATCATTTAGAAATGATCTTCTCACTTCGGCGGTCTGGGGTTTATAAATAAAAATAAAAAAGAATATTATCTAGTAAGTAGATACACTATATAAGCATACCTACTCACTAGATTTGTAATGTTCCGCGTTCTTTGCATGAATTAAAAAATAACAGTGGAGAAGGCAGGACTCGAACCTGCTAACAATCTATATAGATATATGGATATTATCGCCATGTTAACTTATGTTAAATGCGCATTATCTATTTAAGAGTTGTTATTCCCATACATCCCCGTGGGTGGACAGTTTATCTACATGTCCAGGTAGGAACCTCAGAAAGGAAGTTCTTCGTCAGTGTCATCAACACTAACAGCGTTTGCAGCAACACCAACAGGAGTTGATTCTGCACGTGCTGAGTTCTTCCACAGATCGATAGCAATAGACTTGTTATCTACAACCATGGTAAAACGACCACAAGGTGCATTGACTGCAGCGTACTGATCTTTAGGAACCAGATTGCCACCTTCATCAACAGTGATGATTTGTTGAGCGCCAGCCCAGTTAGTTGTCCATTGACGACTCATGTTGCCAATAGCCTTGATGCGGTCTTCAGCTTTCTTGACTTTAACCTGTGACCAGCTTGTTTGTGCTGCGAGTTCAGCTTTAAGCAACGCTGCTTCTTTACGAAGACGAACGATACGACTAAACTGATCAACGCTTGCATCAACGAGGTTCAAGAAGCCCTGACCAGTGCGAGACTGATTACGGTCAACAGTACCAAGTTCAAAGCTGGTAATAGGAATGCCTGCTTCGTGAGCATATGCTGCTACGATGTTTCCGCGATTCTGCATTGTACCAAGAACGTCAACGGCACCTGCAGCTTTAAAAGCATCAAATGCGTGTTGGATTCCTGATTCAGATGCACCAAATTGCTGGAACAACAAGGGCATACCCTCATTAAATTTCAAGCCAATGCGTGAAGCTGTATCGAGGAACGTTTGTTCGTCGAGTGGCTTAGCAGCAGAAGCATTTACAGTTGCGCGTAGCAATTCAGGTAAAGTCATTGTTTCACCATCAACAATAAGCTCAACTTCCATCTTTACAGGCTTGAAAATACCAGTAACGATTTTGTAAGTTTCACCAGTGTATGGGGACTTTTGCTGAATTACGCTCATGCGGGTGAGGCTTGCTTCATGAAGAGTTGCATATGCCGGCACTTCAATACCGTTAACGCTACCTTTGAATGCAATCCGACGACCTGCGTGGAGTGTAGTGGTACGACCAGTAGTCTCAAAGACTTCAGGTGTATCAGCTACGGATGAGAAAAGCTCGGCATCAAAACCAAACTTTGAAAGTATGTTATTGCTCATGATATAAATATTCCTTTTTGTTGTGTTTCTTACTGTTGTGTTTCTTCAGCATTGTGAATAGGGGGCTGATTCCCCTTTTCTTTGGTGGAACCGCTAGTTTCAGCGAATCCAGCTAAGAACTCATCTTTAAGACTCTTGCTCGTTGAAGCTGTCTTATTTGGAAGTGACTTTGCACCAGCGAATACTTTGCCAGTAATAGAGCCAATTTTCTTAGATGTAATATTCTTCATGTGTTTCTCCTGTGTTAATTATCGTAAAAAGAACCGAATAGTGTATCGAGTAGGTCTAGTAGCCAGTCAAACATTTAACGTTTTCCTCCATTTTTAGGTCCCCTTTTCTTGAATGAACCTTGAATGTAGAGAACGCTTAGAAAAGATACTAGACCTACTACGATATATATACTTAATGTGATCATGCAGAGCGTTTAATTTCGCCAGACAAGTCCTGATCATAAATACGAACAGGAGCAAGGTTGACGCGTTTACGCCATTTGATTGTTCCATTAGCTAGTGCGATGTTTAGAATGACTGATTGTACAAAAAGTAAACTAAACATTCCGCTGAAGTACCAATACCACATTAGACTGATTCCATTTCTGCTATTTTAATGCTATTGTTGTACCATTCGACTAGTGTGTTACCTATTTTTCCGTAGCGGGTAATGTTTTCGTTGTAGCCGGCGTAATCAATAAAGTATTGAGTACCATCCATAAGCTCAATTTTAACTTCACCATGAGTAGTATGATCAATAATCATAAGAGCGTTTAGATTCATGTCTAGGCGAATGTAAGCTTGACCACCGTTGTAGTGATAAAGTCTATATTCTGCTGCAGCAAGGTCAATAAGTTCCAATGATTGTAGAAATGTAATCTTATTCATTATATTCCTCCTGATAGTTAGTTTATTTTTTTGTTACGAAGCCGGCGATGTATGCACCGAAGATGCGTACGCGTTGGCTAATTGCAATAATAGTATTTTTAATGAAAAACATGATTATTTATGCTTTCTTGAGACGAGTTTGTTGCCGGCAAAGTAACCGATAACGAAACATATTGTTGTTATAAGGATTGATATATTCTTCTTTAAGTTATTCATTTTGCCTTTCTTGGTTTAGAATAAAAATAAAAGTGAGTGGCTAGTAAGACACTAACCACCCACTGATATTTGTGGAGGTGCTCGCAAAATGCTAGTTGCCAAACATTTTATCCCAACATTTAGGATGTATGCCTGTCATAAAGATTTCACGTTCATCTGGACCTAGGAATGGGAAAGCGTCTTGAATAAGAAGAGTTCCAGAATTCCAAGATTCATACTTAGATTTATCCACAATAATTTTATTATCTTCCTTACATACATAGCATGCAGGTGATGTAACAATAATTGTATCTGTTGAGTTATTTGAGTAGTTATATTCCATGTTAGTCTCCCTTTTCTTGGGTAGTTTGGTTTATGTACTTTGGGTCCTATAGTTTTTAAAACATTTTTTTAGAATATTTAGCTCCGCGTGTCTTGAAGTTCACCGAGAACTTAAGCATACTGCGAAGCATTTGATTATGAAGTGGCTCCGGAGGAGTCGCTGATTAATCAAAACAAAAAATAGGTATTAGTACTCCCGCAGACCAGAGTTGCAAGTCCGCGAGAGTACTAATTGGGGGATACCTATTTGGTTACGAATTTCCATTTAATGGAATCTAAGATAACCATGTTATTAATAACACGAGCAAAGAAAGGATCAGCTTTCCGCGCGTTGATTAGAGCAATCTGTAGAGTCTGTGACGATTCTTCAGACATTAGCTCACGGATAGGATATGTATTCACGTTGCACCTCCTAGTGCTACTATGGGAAAGTCGCAAAGGACAATCCCCTTTTCTTGGGTAGAGGGGGGTTGAGCAGTTTTGCGCAGAGCATACTCAGGCTCCGTCTGTGCATTTTACCAAGGACTACAGATATCCTTGAACCCCGTCGGGTAAGCAGTTTAAAGACATACTCAGGTCTTCACGAGTCACCAAGGTTCGTCGTTATCATCCACAACTGGAGACTGGAATTCAAGTTCTGTTACCAAACCCTTAAGGTCGGTAAAGAACTCGTCTTCTTCTTCAGTTGTAGCAACGACTACTTGCTTGTCAGTGACACGCATAGCAGCCTTGAGTGCAGCAAAGTCCGCGAATTTGATATTCATGGAACCGTTGCTGGTTGCTTGGATGGCGGTCAAATCAATGACCAACGTGGCTACCTTTTTGCCGAAGATTTCCCGCAAGAAATTAGCCATGTTAACTTGAGCCGACTTAGTAGGTAGATTAACCCACACAGTAGACTCAGGAAACAGTGGGCTAGTTTTGCCAGAAATAGGCTTGAGCCACAAGGAAGACTTGTTCACGTCCGGAGAAGTGTTCAAGTAGACCTCAGTTTGCATTGCGTTGAGTGTATCACTCATTTTGGCACCTCCAAGTGCTTGATGTTGTGGGTATCGGTTGATATCCCTTTTCTTGGATAGACCACGCCGAAGCGCAACTACCCGAGATTTTGCTGTGAGTCTTGCGTGGACTTTCCGCGCAGTGACTTTAGAATATACGCTTAGCGAGCCCCCACAGGGCGAGCGTAGCGTTGGCAGATAAGTGTTGCGTGGGGTTTCCGCGCAGTGACTTTAGAATGTAGGCGTAGCGAGTCCTCACGGGACGAGCGTAGCGTTGATAGGGGAGTGTGAACCACGAAGGTAGCCCGGAGTTGTTCCGGAGACTCGAGGTAGGCCCTTTCTGGGGACTGATTGAGTCCTCCCCTAGGGTTTTAGAATAACTCTAACTACTACTTGTCCCTGTTACGGAACCAGAGCATTGCCTCATAGAAGTACTCAAGGACCATATGGTCAGAGTTCTTGGGAGAGGTGAAGAGCCAACGATCAAAGTTATTCCGGTCGTCGTGCTTGAGCTTGACTGACTCAGACTTCCTGATGTAGGACATGCGAGTCATGCTCAGGATGAACTTGTGGAACTTGACATCGTCGTTGAGCCTTTCCTTGTAGGAGGCAAAACGATCAGCTATGGCAATTGCTACATTGTCATAGTGCTCAGAGATTGCAGCTTTGTCGTTCTTGATGTTTGCAGGAACGGTGAACTGGTTCTTGAGCTCCGTAACGAGTTTGCGGAAACGATCCTCATTCTGGCCATGGATGGTGATGTTCAACTCAGGGATCTCCTTGATGTTGACGTTCAGCCAGCTAATCATCTTGTTGTGAGTCTCACGCACCATCATTTCACGAGGGATCATGAAGTCACGAACAATCGGAGACTGCTCAGGAGAAAGATTGCCAAGCCAGCTATTGATGGCCCTGCTCTGCTTGAGGCGAATACATGCAGCATTCATGTTGCGACTGTACCACCAGTAGGCATCGATCTTCTTCTCAGTTACGAGAGTTGCAAGAGTATTGTCAGACCACTTGACCAAAGTACTGAGGTCGTTCTTGTCACCCTTGCACTGTTGCAGAGCGTCAATCATATCCTCGTTTGCACATGGCAGAGTGTTGAATGGGGAATCGTAGGTGCTATACCAAAGCATCTTGGTCTTAACTTGACCACCAACTCCTGCTCCCTTATAGAGAGAGGTGTTATAGTTGTAGCGAGTAAGTTCCCAGTTCCAAACAGGGTGCTGAGGACGGTCAGATCCACGAACCTTGGATGGAAGCTTGCCATTGCGAGCAGTGCTGTTGAACTTGTCAAAGTCCTTCTCGTAGATGGTAGGAAGGTTGATTCCGTCATCCTTACCAAGGAAAACAGGTCCAAACCCGTCTACATCCATGATATGAAACTCACTCCAGTCATTTGGGGTGCGAACAATGAATGCCACAAGGCGAGTATTGTTATCCTTAGTCACCATTAGGCGAATATGAACTCCAATCTCATCATCAAGGTCTGCACCACCAAGTTTGCCAAGGATCTCAGCAGCTTGATTACCAGGGATCATGAATGTCTGAGTTTCCTCATGGTACATGCCCTCGTCGCTTGTAAGGTCTACATCATAGCCAGCAAGGTAAACAACCTCTTTGGTCATGACATAAGCACGATAAGCCCATGGCATGAAGACGAATGACTTCTTTGACTTGGACGGAGCTTTCCAACAGGTGCCTACTTTACGAAGGCTGCCAGTGTTGTCATACTCATCCAGGAACATCTTCTTGAGTCCATTTGCTCGCATGAACATCATAGTCTGGCTGATACCAATACCAAGGTCAAGATCATTAAGCATTGCTGCCATCTTGTTTGTCTTGGACGTGAACTGGCCATCATTGATGTGAGAGATCTTCTCAGCCTCAGTGGTTGCACGTTCTGGCATGATGTTATTGAGCATCTCGATATCCTTGCCCTCTACCATGTCGTCGAAAGCTTTATCCAGCACAACCTGGAAGGTATCAAGCATCTCGCCAAACTCAAATACACCAGGAATTCCCTGATATTGAGCAAGCATCTGATCATTAGTCTTGACTATGCCAGGACCATGGTGTGGTTCCAGTGTAATCATTTCCCAAGTACCATCAGTGCCAAACTCCTTCTTGAAGTTATCCACAGATGTAAAGATGTCATATGTCTCACCTTTACCAATGATACCAAGCTTACGAAAGCGAGCATTGATCTTATCACGTTGTCCAGTGATGAGGTTACCCTTGATCAAGCCAGCTACACCATTCACGTTTGTAACAATACGAACGGTATGGTTGGTGATCTTATTATCATTTATCTGACGCACAATGTGACCATGGCCACTATTGCGATAGACATACCGTACTGTTTCTACGGCACCGATAGAGATACCATCCATAGTCTTCTCAGCAGCAAGGTCATCAACCAGGTGAGGAAGAGCTTTGCGGATCTCCTGATAGGACAAGACCTTGATACGGAGCTTCTTGCTGTCACCTTTGTGAACTGCATATCCACTAACGGACTTGACTAGTTCCACAAGACGCTTTACCATCTTATCGGAGTTGCCAATAACAAAGCCATACTTAGCCATGTTGACATAGTCTTTGCTGTTGTAGCCCTTGATACGGATGGTGGTTTCTGCATCGAAGTCAGCATAACCAAAGATGATATCCTTAGGCTTGCTGATAAGAGATGAATCAACCTTCTGATGGTCACCAGTGAATGGGTTCTTGAAAGCTGTGATGGTTACACAAAAGCTCTCATGAGAAAACCGATCCTCAAGCATGGCAAACTTGTAGTTACCACGGTTGATTTCGTGAACGATGACAACACCTATCTTGGTGAGCCAATAATCAGGATCGTTAGTAATAACACGGCTGATTACTGTGTCGTTAATTGTGGTAGTTTCAATCAAGTATTCCTTGATCATAGCACCTCCTTGGGTAGTGGTCTTTACCATGTTTGGCTCCTTTTTGTTGTCCTGAATATTTACATCAGGGTTAAGGTGGTTAGTGGTCCGGTCAAAAGGCTGAGTGACCTCTTGCTTGGGAGCACCTTTGATTGTGCCGGACTTCTGGTCCAAGAGAAGCTGGGAAGCAACTGCATAGCTGCTATCAGCCTCAACGGGGATCCATATATCGGATCCGGTATACTTGACGAGATATGTCTTCATGACATTCTCCTTTCCCTCAGCTTTATACTGAGAAGATAACAGGAACCGCCTGTTGACGGGGATTCAGGGATCTCTACCCTATCCGTAAAAAAAGAGCTCCCCCAGAGCCGAAGCCCTGAGGGAGACACGTTTCTTATATACTTCTGAGGATAGTTAGTCCTCGTCAGCAGGGTCACAGATGCAGCCTTCAAAGCCACAATCCTGACACCTGCCAGTGTAGTATTCTTCGCTAGACACACAATCAATATCACATTGATCGATGGTGTGCAAGCAGTCTGGACAGTACCTCATGGCACTCTCCTTTCCCCCAGCTTGATACTGAGAAAGTAACAGGAACCGCCTGTTGACGGGGATAAGAGATCGGTCTCCTATCCATAAAAAAAAAGTTCCCCCAGAGCCGAAGCCCCAGGGGAACAATTTTCTTATTTTTAATTAACCTTATTTACTAATAGGTATTAGTAGCAACGTTGACACAAAAGCATGTCAGCATTTGCTACAGTACTAGGGTCGTACAATCCACTACACATGGAGCAACGCTCTGCTGTGATGGTGGGCTGTGACTTAGCTACCTTTGTAAGCCTTTTCTTTACCGATGCTTTCGGAAAGATCCGGACATAACATGCGTCACAGTAGGACCACATCCTGCTGCGATGACCCTCTGGATACTTTGGCAGTAGTGGATTACCACACCTGCATCCAGGGTTAGTGCATGTATAGGAGTAAAGCTTCATGCTTATTCCTTTCTATTGGTTACCAGGAAGCTGGATTAGCTGACCTGGGGTGATGTCACTACCGTACTGCAGGACAAGCTGATCGATAGCTACTTCGATGTTGCTTGTGCAGTGTAGCTGTGCAATAGCTACGATGGTATCCCCACTACGAACAGTGTGGATTGAACCGTCGCAAACTGCAACCTTGCTTGAACAACCCATTACAGTGACTGTAAGGACTGAGATGAGTATGACAATAGCTTTACGCATTGTTCTCCTTTGTTAGTGATGGTAAGACCCCATACCCGGGTGGGCATGTTAAAAGGTCAAAGGACACGTATGTATCCACTATTACCACCCTAAAATTTTTCCCTTATTTTTACCCTAGTATGACTTTATATACATTTATATATGTTTCTCAAAAAAGTTTTCCCTACAGGTTGCAATCTATACTCACACCTGATAGGTTCTGGGTATTCGGGAAGGCCCCGGGAAATAAAAAACCATAAAGGATAAATCAATGAACTTCATGAACTGCGATAAGTGTGTATCAGAATTCATCATTAAAGATGCTATGTCTAGCTCTGTACGTTGTCCTGATTGCTCTATGTGGGTAGATACAGAGCCGGCAGAGAATTATTCTTCTAGACACTATGGAAAAGGATATGTAGACGAGTATGTGGATTTTGACATGGATAATTATGGGTATGCAAACTGAAGGGCACACAGACAATGCTTAATAAAACAAATAGAAAACTTATAGTAGCATCAGAGAAGTTGTTCTCATCAAACAGTCTTTTACAAGAGTTCATGAAAGATCATGATATTCTAACTTTTAATTACGATACTTCTATAGACCTAGAGGAAAACTCTAGAGAAGTCTGGAAGAAGTTCAAAATGATCCAGGACTACTCCTATGAAAAAGTTGTTTTAATGGCTCATGGAGTTGACTGTAATATTATTTATCCCTTGTATCGAAACAAGAAGCTCGACTTTGATGCGGCGGTTTTTGTAGATTATAAGAATCCAGACACATTACTTATTCCTCCTTCTTATGAGCAAGCTTTGAAAAAGTCTAAAGTAAAGATTTATTCTTTTTCTACAAGAAATAAAAAAGAAACACCATGTGCAGTTATACAAAGCCACCAATCGTTACCATGGTACTACACCATTAGGTCACGCAGACTAGCACAGGAAATATATGGATGTGTTGTGTATGACACGTACCAAGAGAACTACTTGAGTGGAGCTAACTCAAAGTTAATCTAAGTAACTAGCCTCGGTTCGGACCAATGTAAAGCTGATGAGCTTCTTCCGGACCGAGGTCTTTTACTATTTCTTCTACATCTTTTTTAATAATACGAGACATTTCCAAAATGAGTTCCCATTGTTCCATGGGAAATACTGAAAAGACTATTTCACCTCGATCAGAGATGTGACCTGTGATCATCTTGTCTTCGTCTTCTTCGAGACCTTCTGGCAGTAAGAAGTCCATGAATTCTTGTCGAGATGTTTCGCTTTCAAAAAAGCTCATAAATCTATTGAAAAAATCCATATATACTAGAATCTCCTATACATATAAACTTATAGTAACGCCAGTAATTTGAAAAAAATCCAAAAAAATTTGTCGGCGGAAAGTTGGTTACTTTTCGAGCTTCTTAAACAAGTCGTAGTAATCTACGTAAGAACCTATCTGACTGACCTGAAGCTTTGTTGAGCTGTTATCTTTCTTTGGATCCTGTCTTACGACCTTAAAGCATTTAATTTTCTTCTTCATCAATCTCCACCCAAAAATCGTCACAGTCTCTACACCTTACACTATATCTTTGTTTATTGTCTTCATAATCTTCTTTTGGAAGAGCCGTAAGAATAAACTTAGGGGGATAATTACAATCAGGACACAGTGTCGGGTTGAAACCCATTTTTAATTTGCTCCTCAACTTTTTTTGCAAGCTCAGAATCGCCTTTTAGTTTTTCTATGGCGTTGTCTCTACCCTGCGAGAAAGACTCGCCGTTATAATAAACCCAAGCACCACGTTGTGTAAATAGCCCGGATTGCATTCCTAAATCCAAAAGGCATCCAAAGTTATCTACGCCTTTTCCATAGTAAATATCAAATTCAGTAATCTTCATTGGTGGAGCCATTTTATTCTTAATAATTTTGGCTTTGACTTTAATCCCAATTGAGTTTCCGGATTTGTCTTTCAAGTCTTCTTTCTTGCGAAGATCAATTCGAACTGATGCTGCATACTTAAGTGCCATCCCACCAGGTGTAGTCTCTGGGTTACCAAACATAACTCCAATTTTACTTCTCAATTGATTAATGAAAATAATCAGAGTCTTATGCTCATTAGCTAGACCAACTAGCTTGCGCAAACCTTTTGACATCATTCGTGCCTGTAGACCCATCTGATTGGCCTCCATATCGCCTTCTAGCTCTGCTTTAGGAACTAATGAGGCAACTGAGTCAACTACGACAACGCCTATCTCTCCGGTGCGAATTAACCTATCTACAATTTCTAATGCTTGCTCGCCATAATCTGGTTGAGCTAGTAGAAGATCATCTAAGTTTATTCCTAGTGCATCCATGTATGCTGGATCTAAAGCATGCTCTGCATCTATGTAAGCACACTTGAGTCCCATCTTTTGGGCTTGGGCAACTAGAGATAAAGAGATAGTAGATTTACCAGAAGATTCTGGCCCATAGATCTCTACGATTCTTCCTAGTGGAAGTCCATCTATACCAAGAATAGAATCAAGTGACATTGCTCCAGTTGGAACAGATGGCCATTGTTTGACTTCGGAAGATCCGAGTCTCATTACTGCACCAATGCCAAACTGTCTTTCAAGTTGGGCAATTGCTAATTCAAGTGACTTTTCATCAGACATGTTTCTATTGTACCATATTCATGTCATGTAGTTTTTGTTCTATGTCTTTTATTTCAGCAATTGTTGCTTTTCTTATTCTTCTTAATTCTTGTTTACTCTGCCAATCGTTTCCAAGCATTGCAGAGTCAACCATCTCTAGTAGTTTATAGAGTTGTACTAATCTCGGTGGCTTACGCATTTATATCCTTTATTTGGTATACTTGAATAGTATTCAGATCGCATTATATCGTATTGGAGATTTAAATGAAACAACCCAAAGGAAGTATTGACATTAAGCTTGAATTCCAAAGAGCTTTACTTATTCTAAATAAAAGAATAACAACTGTTGATGATCTTTTAATGTATTGGCATTTCTCTGGTCCGTGTCTAGAAGACAGACCTGAAATAGAAAATATCTAGAAAAATTTGACAGAGCAATTATTTACTCGATATACTCTTATATAAGCAGCTAAGGAAACCACTGTGGTCGTAGTCACGCAAGTGAATCATATAATCTTATATTATATAAGCAAACTTATATAAGTATACGTATATAGAGTTAAAAATAATTCTTTGTTAAGATAAGATAATAATTTTTGTTACTATCTATTAAAAACAAGCAAGGACTCTATAAATGAATATTTATCAAATCTATGTGCCTGAGCTAGGAACTTATGTTAAGTATAAAGTTTTAGAGCCAGAAGAAGCTAAAATATTACTTGACGAGATAGATAACAAGCCACCAAAAGAATATCGTAAAGCTATTCTTGAATCTGTAATTTTTAATATTAAAACAGATGTAGCTGAGTCACTCAGGATGATGAGTAGAGGCGCAGCAGAAAAGTGTCTAGAAGCATTATATTATGGATGTATAATGCTAAATCCTGGTCTTGATATAGATCAGTGGATTGATTTAGCGTATTTAGAGAAACCTAATGCTTTAAAGAAAAGTCCAAAAGTAAATACTAAAAATGATATGCCAGATCTAACAGATCTTCCTCCAGAGCTTGAGGATTTTTTTAATAAGACTTTTAAAAAAGAATCTACTCAATGGCAAAAGGTAAAGCCAAAAAAACTTTCTAGAGAAAAGTTCCTTGGACTTGAAGCCCATTTGAAGGATAATATCATTGGTCAAGATCAATCTATAGAGACTATTGTCTCAGCCTTGAAAAGATCTCAAGTTGGATTAAATGATACCAATAGACCACTTGGTGTATTTCTATTTGCAGGAGCATCTGGAGTAGGTAAGACACACTTAGCAAACACATTGCATAAGTATATCTTTGGTTCAGAGAACTCTTTAGTAAGAATAGACTGTGGCGAGTTTCAACATAAGCATGAGAACCAAAAACTTATTGGATCTCCCCCAGGTTATATAGGCCACGAAGAAGGTGGTCAACTTGTTAATCTAGTTAGGAAATATCCAAGTACAGTTGTTCTTTTAGATGAAGTAGAAAAAGCTCATCAAGATTTATGGAATACATTCCTAAGAGTTTTTGATGATGGCATGCTTACTGACAATAAGGGTAAGTCGGTTAGTTTTAGGAATACAATCATAATCATGACCACTAACCTAGGTAACGACAAGATATCTGATGATCTATTGAAAACCTCAGCTGGATTTACCGGAAGAGTTGATTTTTCTTCTAAAACAAAAGAAATACCAAAAAAAGATATAGTTGAAAAAAATACTTTAGAAGCGGTTAGAAAACATTTTAAACCAGAGTTTTTAAATAGACTGGACAAAATATTAGTATTTAATCATCTATCTAGAGAAAACCTTGTAGGAATCGCAGAACTAGAAATGTCAGTTGTTAAAAACAAACTTTTAACCAAAGGCTACTCAGTAATATATACTGACTCCGTAATTGACGCAATGCTTGATAAGGGAATTGACTCTGTCAAGGGGGCAAGAGGTTTGTCTCAGATAAGAAGAGAGATGATTGAAGATAAGGTTGCTGATATAATTATTAATACCCCCCCTCCAAGGGGAACTATATTTCACTTAAATTATGAAGATGATCTTGTATTAAATTTAAATAAACCAAAGAAAGAAAGAAAGAATGATGTCAAAGAACAGTAATGAAAGACAAGTCAATAGTAGATATACCTTACCTTTGAATAGATCTGCAAAATCCTATAGAAAGTTTGTAAGACAAAATCTTTTTCCAAAAGGTCTTAAAAAAATATTTTAATTACAAAAATCAAAATAATTAATTACTATTCTATTATATCGTTTATAATGGAGGTAATTTATGCCACCTGGAGTAGGGTATCCTGGAAAAAACAGCAGATATACTCCACCAACACCTCTTGCACAAAAAAGTGCAGGCAGACAAGGTGCAATAGCAAATAAAGTACTTGGTTTAGGAGCAGCTAACTTAGGCGACTCTCCAACAGCTAGAAGAGCTCAAAACAAAGCCTTCGAAAAGAATGAAAGAATAAATGCATTTGATGCTAATCGAACCGGTAGAGCTACTCCAAAAGTAAGAATGGTTCCAGGTCAAGGATCAACAACAACTCCTGTAAGAATAAAATCAAGACCCATTAATCCAGATAGACTTCCAGTTCCAATGAGTAGTGGTCCGAGAGGTGCTGGAAGTAACTTACCAGCTAGAAGAAACCTACCGGCTACAACAGGTGGTAGAACACCAATGAACCCTTCAAGAAACCTGCCTGCAAGAGCAAGTGGAATGGGTTCAACTTCAGGACCTCGTCCTATAAACGTAGGAAATATAAACCATACACCACAAAGGCAATTAATGCTAGGAACAGGAAGGACTACAACTAAAGGACCAACCGATCCAGTATCAGCAGCCAAAACCACAACACGTAGTACTGGTGGACTTGGAGATGGGGTAGCTGGTGGTGCTTCTAAGATGAGAAATGGTAGAGGGCTTTTAATTGGAATGGGAGCTGCCGTAGTTGCAGGGTTAGCTTATGCAGGAAGAAGAGATAATGGAACTTCATCTGGTAGATCTTCCGCTTATAGGTACTAGGATTTAGATGAGAACTTTAGCACCGGAAAAAATAGCAGCTTTAGAAAGAATGGCGGCTGGCTCTGGTGGTGAAGCAGTTAATGCTAGAGCTGTTTTAGAAAGAGTCGGTAGAAGAGTACCTTCTGCTACTACGGGAGGAGGAATGCCTCCAGTAGTTCCACCAAGACGGAAGAACTGGTTTGGCAGCTGGTGGAAATAATCTACCCGTTCCACGTGGTGGCCAAGGGCGACCAATGGGTGCCATAGGTGGTGGCCAAAGGCGACCAATGGGTGCCATAGGTATGGGATCAGGATCAGGACGTCGTGGAGCTATAACTGAAAAAGGTGGTGGAGGGGGAAGGTCTGGCTCTAGTGTTACTTCAGTAATAGATAAACAAACAACTGATAAAATAGTTGACAATGTTCCGAAACCAAAAGGGTTTTTAAATAGTTTAAGTAAGAATCAAAAGTATGGATTAGGAGCAGCAGCAGCAGTTGTTGCTGGATTAGCATATCAAAAACAAAGACAAGACGTTAATCAAAGATTTAGGTAAGCATGAGTAATGAATGGAAAAATTACGTAAATACAAATGGAGATTTTGAACTTCCAAATTTTTTATATAAAACAATAAATGATTTAATGAAACAGTCTCTAGACATGGGCACTTTATTATCCAGTGATCAATATAAACTGAGAGCCTATAAAGAGCAGACTAAAAAACTTTTTAAGTCTAGATGGTTTGATATAGCGGAAGCTTTAGAATTTTTTGGCATCATAGAAAAATGTGGATGCTACTCAAATGGTAAAGACTTCTATTGCGAAGTATGCAAAGGTGCTAGATATCTTCCTACCGCAGTTTTAACCCCAGATGAAATGAGAGAAATTGGAGTTTTTATTGGCGCAGACCAAGGTATTGCGCTTGTAGATAAACTCCAAAGAAGTATATCTGACGTATTTAAATCAGCGTAAAATGCTTTGTCCCAGATGTTCTATAAAGATGCAGAACGTTGTAGAATATATCTTACAAGAAAATGAATTTAAATACATAAAAAACTTCTATTGCACAAAGTGTAAAAGTGCTGTTACAGAAGTGTTTGATGATATAGGGTTAGCCTCGAGTGAATGGATAGATTTTAATGTCTAATGTAGAAAAGTATAATAAAAATGATTTTATGAAAGAATTTGAGTCTCTTAGACCAGATTTATTTCTTCCAGAAAATTGGTCTGATCAAGACAAGCAAAAAGTAGTTGAGCTCATTCGTCCACAAAGAACAAAGACGTCAATGTTTTCATCTATACCAATGACATGCGAAACACAAAAATGTGTTTTTGCAGATACATGTCCACTTCTTAAGGAAAACTTAGCACCTAAGGGTAATCCTTGTCCTATAGAAATGTCTATAGTTTCTCAGTTTACTTATGATTATATGGAGCAACTTGAAGTTAATCCTCAAAACTTAGTAGAAGTATCTATGGTGAGAGACTTGGTGGACCAAGAAGTTCAATACATTAGAAAAACAAAACTTCTTGCTAAAGAACATTTTATTCAAGAAAACATTATTGGAATAGATTCCAATACAGGTGAACCAATTATGAAAAAAGAATTGCACCTAGCGGTAGAACTAGAAGATAAACTTCATAAGCGTCGCAAAGATCTTAGAAACCAATTGCTAGCAACCAGAGAAGCTAAAGCTAAGATTGGTCAAACGCAATTAGATACAGCTCAAACAATATCTGACATTTTAGATAAAGTTCAAGGAATAGAAAAAGAAAGACAAAAACTCATTAAACAAAAAATGGGAACTCTTGAAGTTGATGAATACATAGAGGTTGAAGTCTTAGAGGATAGAGATGAATCTATTTGATACAAGTAATTCAGACAGTCAGTCTTCTTTAGCTAAATTACTTCGTTCTTTAACTGGCGCAATGCCTGGTGGGGCAAAAGTAGCTAGACAAACAACACCTATTGGAGCAGATGCTATCAATAGGATAATGGGGAGTCCAGAAGAATTTATAGGAAGATATAAAGAATTTGAAGATGAGTACTTCAGAGTTCTTTCCGATCCTAAGAATACAAATAAATTTTCTAATATAGCAGATATGGATATCGAAAGATCTTCCGGAAAAATAGATTTAAGTAAATTAACATATCAGTCTCAACAGGACATGAAGAATTTTTTTCGACAAAGAGTTTTACAGATGGATAACCTTTTGCCGCAAGTTGGAATTCCTGGAATGGAATTTCCATCAGGAAACCTATACTCATCCATGCTCCAATATGAAGTAGATGAATATTCTCACCCTGCATCTATTTTATTAAATAAAATGTTTTTTAATGTGCAAAAAGATAAGCAAGGTGTTCAAGCATTAAACTTTGGTATGTCAAACATGATGAATACTGCAACACTTGAAAGATTAGCTTATCAAGCAGAGAATCCAGTAGACATAATTGGAAAAAGGGTATTAACTCTTGACGTAGAAACAACAGACGTTCTGCCAGATTCTCAAGTAAGACAGTTTGCTTATAAAGTTGGTGAAGAAGATGTAGTTGATGAATCATTTATTAATAGAAGAATGGATGCTGCTAGAGTTACTAAGTCTGGTCAAAGTTATAGGATGTCTGACGCTGTAAATCTCCCTTTAAAACAAATGGGTAGAGAAGCTCAAGAAATGGGTGAGGGTGGAATAAATTTTGTAGAAAGGTCCAAAACGTTATTTACAGAAATGTTAAATGCCGATCACGTATCTGGCCATAACGCTTTATTCGACTTAAATAAAATGGGAGATACACTTCGTAGCCTAGATGCCTTTAATGCAGACAACGTAGCTCAAGATTTAATGAATCAAGTATTTCAAAGAGTTAATACTCAAAAAGATTATTTAATAGACACTTCTGAAACTATGGGTTCATACTTCCAAGAAAAAGCTCGCTCTATGTTTCCAAATGATCCTGACAGAGCAAAAAAAATAGTTAATCAAATGATAAGTCCAGAGATGAGAGCTCAAATAGATATAGGCGGAAAAACGGCTCCAAGATCAATGGAAAACATTTCCTTAAACTCCAACTTACTTCAACTAATAGAACAAGACGCCGCATCTGGAAGTAATGAAGCAAATAGAATAATCGACAATATAAAACAAGGTTCTCACGTAGCAGACGTAGACGTTGCTCTGCAGGCTTCTGCTGATAGGTATAGGTCTTTAGGAACTCTAGATTTTAGGTTTGATGAAACAGGAAAAGTTATTGGTGATCAAATGTCAGAATTTGAAAGATATGGTAGAAATCTTATTTTAAGATCTCAAGCCATGACTCCAACAACTGACATTGGAAGCGTTAGCCATATGAGCGATGCTGTATTTAGGCACTTATCAACTAATGAAAAAGGAATGCAGGGAATAACACTAACGACAAAAGCATCTGATCTAGGATTATCATCTGATGCTGAAGGTTTTCTTGCATATTCTAAAGACAAAAAGAATTATACATTTAGAGCATTTGGATCAGACGCTGATGAGATAATAGAAGGTGCAGTAGCTAAGTCTCATATAACTAGGACACTAAACCAAGCTAGAGCAGAAGGTGAAGGAACATTAAGTACTCTTAATGTAGCTGGAAGAACAATGCAATTGACTAGAAATCTTGCAGATGAAGCTATTGTTAAAACAGGATTTAATTTTTCTCAAGCAACTGCAATAGATCAATCAATAAGAGCAAGAGATATCACTGCTGGAATAACAGCAGGAGACGACGATAGTTTAATTAGATCATTAGGATTAACTAATGAACAATTTGGTAAACAGCAAACATTTAGAAATATAAGCCAAAGAATTAAAGGAGCTTTTACTGGAGGCCCAGTTCATCAGATAGAAAATCCATTAACATATTCAGATGAAGCAATAGACTCTTATTATAGAAATGCAGCTGGGGCTGGATTGCCATACTCTAGCTTAAATGTTCAAAGTAGAGCTTTTTCTGTTGGTTTAGCTGAAGCTACTCATTCAATTGGTTTAGCAGCAAGAGGTACCGCAGCTTATGCAGCTAATGCTGATCTTACTACAGAGATGGGTTTGTCATTCTTTAAAATGCAAGACTCAGCTAGAATGGGAACAGTTACTTCGCAAGGAGATTATTTTGGCAGTAAAACAATGATGCCTTTTACTTCTTTATTCTCTGTATCTCAAAACACAGCTGCTAATAAAATATCTGATCAAATATTGTCAGTAAAAGCATTTGAAACTTTTAGCAACCCAATGGAAGATATTATGAGTTCTGATTTAAACAGGTTTACATTAAGTTTTGTTTCTGGAACTGGTGAAGGTGAAAGTAAACTTGCATCAAGAGTTAACTTAGTATGGGGAGCTAATCAATCATTAGATGAGGGTAAATCAAAACAGCTAGCTAATTTCCTATTAGACAATTCAGAAACATTTAGAGATACTTTACAAAATATTAAAGTTGGAGATCAAGATATTGGAACACAATTAGCAAGTATTACTCAAGCTAATAAAACAATGACAGGTTCACAAAGAACAGGTTTAGTTGATCAGATCTCTCAAAGTATTAGAGATAAAGGAATTGTTGTCGGATATGTTGAGGGCGATCCAGCTGAAGGAATATTTAATGCAGCAAAAAGAGCAGGTATAAACTTAGTTGATAATGATGTTAATTTAGTTAATCAGGCTATGAGAATAGCGCACGTAGACGAAGCTTCAAATATGCTAGTTATGTCAGCTATAAGTGATACAAAAGTTGATGAAGTAATAGGTAGATCTTCTGAAGTTGCTCAAGGTGAAGCAGCTAACGCATTTTCTAAATTAAAAAGATTATCAGAAGTATTTAATGACTCTTCAAAAAAGAGACAAGCTGCTAAAGTAGTACTTGAATCTAAAAATGCAAGTTCTTTAGATAGAATAGTGGATTTATCAAAAAGAGCAAGTAGAGATTTTGATACTCCAATGACAGATTTTTTTGTAAAAAATAAAAAAACAATAGGATTAGCTGGATTAGGTCTAGCTGCAGCTGGTATTGGTTACTATATGTATAACAATAGAAGAGAAGAAAAAAATATCCAAGAAACAATGGCTTACATGCCAACGGAGCCGGCAAGTAATAGAACATTCAGGCAAATGCAACCACCAGCTATGCCTCAAAGTACAAGAAGAGATCCATTGGTAACAGCTGGAGTTGTTGGGAATCTAGATAGAAATAAAGTTGGCCATACAAAAATGGGCCCAAATAAAAATAATCACCTTTACGGAGGATAAAAATGTCTTTATTAAATAGCATAGGAAGATCAGTCACAAGAGCTGGTTCGTCTAAAAAGGCTCTAATTGGAACTGGAATAGCTGCTGGTGCAATTGGGCTTGGTCAGAATACAACTGGAGCAGTGTTTGATGCCGGCAATGAAATTGCATTTGGCGATGAAAACGCTGATCAGTACTTTCTTGGGTCAAGAGGTCTTAGTCCAGGAACCTTATTAGAAGGTACCCTTGGGTCTTCTGGGGCTGCAGGAGTGGGAACAGTTGCTGGTGGAGTACTTGGTATGGCTGCAGGTGCAGGCATTGGTATTGGTGGAGCTGGAATGTTAAGTAATACCGAGTTTGCCAAAGATATAAATATTCCTAAAAATTTTGCAGATGATCTTCCATTAATAGGTGGCAAACAAGTTCCTTTACTTGGAGGGCAAAACCTTTTTAAAGCTGGAAAAATGGGTTCAGCTAGAGGAAGAGCAGTTGCATTTGGTCTTGGTGCACTTGGTGCAGTTGCCGGAGGCGCATACGGAGCATCAACATATACAAGAAGTCAGATAAATAGAAATGCAGATTTTTACAAACAAAGTCCATACAGTAGAGGATCAGCAATGCAGGCAGCTTCTACAAATGCATACGGGGATATGGTTCTCGGAATGCATAACTCTAGGAGGGGTTAATGGATCCAGATGAAGTCAATGAGTTAGGTGGGCAAAATGTTCCACTAGCATTTAGAATGATGGAGCATTTGCCATCTATTTCTGCATCTCTTGGATTTGCTCTTAGTCGTGGTTCAAACACTCTTTTGGGTGGAGGATTCATGGACGACAGAAAAAGGCTAGGTCCAGGTAAACTTGGAGGTTTTGCTAGTGGTTCTATGACCCCAAGTAATCCAACAGCTAAAGCCTATTATGGATCTTCTGCAAGAAGAGCAAGGCTAGCTTCTTCAGCAGGGTCGGCACAAGGAAAAATGGCCTTAGGCAAGGGTTCAAGAGTTAACCACATCACAATGAGGCCAAGAGCATTATCTAGATATAACTCTTTGACAATATTCAATGCTTCACAAAATACTCAATTCTATTCTCCTTTTCAGTTTGCATCTAGAGTTGTTGGAAATCAATTTGGAAAAAACGCAGCGTTTAGAAATGCTGTATACGGATCCTCAACGGCAGCTATTCCAAAAGAAGGTGTATTCCAAAGAGGAATGCTATCCATGATCACAGCTGGAAGAAAGTCTGATCTAATAGAGAGAAAAGCATTATCAGGCTCTGGTAGGGCAACAAAAAAAATGATAGAAGCTCAGAAGCAAGTTGGAAGACTTGCAACTATGAATAATGCATCTTTTGCTGCAGGTAAAACTTTTACTGGCGGTCAATTTGGCAGAATTGTCCCTAAGAGTGCAGGTCTTGGAATGATTGCTCCCGCAGGTCAAACTCTAACTGCTGCATCTCCAATGGCTACAGCATTATCAGGTGGAAACAAGGTTGGATTAACCGGAAACTTAATGGCAAGCGCTGGAGCTACTCAAGCATCAAGATATATGCAGGGATACTTTAGAGGGGCACTTGGCCACATAGACGCTGGAGGCTTAACAGATGAAGCTTTCAAGGGAGCTAAAATGGCTAAAAAACACTTAGTTAGTAGTTTTATGCAATCAGGATTAGCTGATAATGCAAAAGGTGGATTTAGATTAGCTAATGAAGTTTTTAAAACAGGAGCGTTTAAAACTTTAGGCACACGTGGCGTTTTAAAAACAATGGGAACAAAAACTGGAGCAATGGCACTTGGTGCAAGAGGTGCAGCAATGGCAATTCCTGGGCTTAACCTATTGGCAACTGCATCATTAGTTTATGATCTTGGAAAAATGGGTGGAGAAGTAGTTAAAAGTGGTATCAATTTAGCCAAAGATGCTGTAAAATCTATGAAAGGCTCTATGGACAAGCCACTATTTGGAATGGGATATAAAGATAATGAAGTTGCTGCTACATCTAGGTCTAGAGGAGTAATGGCAATACAAAACAGTCGCTTAAATGCCAGAAGTGCATTAGGTTCAGAGGCTGGGATGATGGCTTCACATTTTGGGTAATTTATGACTTTAGCAGAAAAAACAAAACATTTTAGAGAATCTATTGAAAGACTTTCAAGGGAAGATATCTTAGAAATTCTTAGAGCTCAAGATCCAGAAATTATTAAACAGATTAATAGAATCGAATGGGTGTTTGAAAATAAGCTCAATCATCTTGCATGGAAAGATGGATCTCCGGTAACATCAAGAACCTTAACTAATTACGAGTTATCTCTACTTGTGGATGAACCATTTGAAGTAGATAGAGAGCTTTTAGATTTAGGGATTAGCACCGAGCAACAAAGACAAATTCACGTTGCAAAAGATACATGTGTTTGGGGTAAGAACTTTCTTGGTGCAGAGACAAGAGTGTATCAAACTTTAATATTAAGAGATCCAGCTTTAAGAAAGGTTCTTAGAGCAGGTCGTCGTCTTGGAAAAACATTTAGTATGGCTTTGTATCTTATACATTATAGTTATACTCATAATGATGGTAGATCTTTAGTTATTGCCCCAATGAAAACACAAGTAGAATTAATCTATCAAGAAATTTTACGATTAGCATCAAAAAATGAAATTGTATCTAATTCAATTGTTAGAAAAGTTACTTCTCCTCAATTTATGATTCAATTTTCAAACGGATCAACAATTAGATTCTTTACTTCAGGCATGAGGTCAGGGCGGAAAATCAGACGTAGCTAGAGGTCAAGAAGCGCACGTTATTGTTCTTGACGAAATGGACTACATGCATGCCGATGACCTTGATGCTCTTTACGCAATGCTCCAGAAAACCGCAGAAGATCAACCAGATAAAGTTTTAATTGGAGCATCTACTCCAACTGGTAGAAGAGAAAGATTTTGGGAGTGGTGCACCTCAAATGTTAGGTTTAAAGAATTTTGGTTTCCTTCATATTGCAACCCATTTTTTAGTAAAGATCAAGAAGAAGAATTTAGACAAGAATATTCTGAATCTGGATATAGGCATGAAATTGAAGCAGACTGGGGGGAAGATGCAGAAGGCGTTTACCCAAGAAGGTATGTAGATAAATCATTTATGGATCCAGGTTGGAGCTATGAGCCAGAAATACAGTCAGCAAGAAGTTTTTATACAATTGGCGTAGACTGGGATAAATACGGCGCAGGAACAAACATTGTTGTATTAGAAGCATGCGCTGAGAATTATGAAGACGAAAGATTCAGAAGTAAAACAAGAGTTTGCTATAGAGAAGAAATTGTAAAATCAGAATTTACTTTAACAAAAGGTGTTAATAGAATTGTTGAATTAAATGAGATATTTCAGCCAAAACATATTTATGTCGACAGAGGTTTTGGTGAAGTTCAAGTAGAACTGCTTCATAAATACGGAGTAGAAAACCCATCTTCTAAATTAAGAGAAAGAGTTAAGGGAGTTAGCTTTGCTGAACTCATTGACTTAAGAGATCCTTATACAAAACTTCTAATTAAAAAAGAAATCAAACCATATATGGTTGATAATTTAAGGCAATACTTAGAAAACGAAGCAATAGTTTTTCCGGCGCAAGATGAAGAACTATACCTTCAATTGATATCTTACATAGTAGTTAGAACTACTTCAATTGGAAGACCAGTGTTTGAAGCCGGAGGATCAGCAGTCGACCACGCTCATGATGCATTGATGTTAGCTTTGTTGGCCATTACTCAAAACTATGGATCGCTTCATAAAATGAACTTTGCAGTCAAAGCAGAATCATTTTCAAATACCTTCTTTATGCCCAAGCCAACTTCTAATGATGATGATGAGGAAAAACCTTCGGTTATTAATAGATCAAACTTAAATAATGGTAGTATATCTAATAAAAGAAAATCTATTAGAAGAAATAATAATGGTTCTGTTTCAAGAAAGATGTTTTAATTATGTCCATGAATTCATTTGATCAAACCCAAACAGCTTCAGGAAGAATATTTAACGATTACTCCGTTAAAGAAGGCGCTTCAAGATCACTGCAAGAAGAGAGTCAGATAAGAAGAGCTGAGGAAAAGTTTAATGATATAGCTAACTTTGATACATATTCTTTCTCTAAGCCATATAAAATACCATTACACGTTGTTAGATCAAAAGTCAATAGAACACATAACCAAATACAAGAAGTTTATGATCTGCTTGAAAGACTTCTTAATAATGTTTATATTAGTCCAACTGTAGATCCAGATATGGAAGAATGTCATTTTCATTTGTGGGACGAATTAAATAAAAATAATAAAGAAATACTTTCTACATTTTACGAACAAGAAGATATGGTATTTACAGGTGGTTCTGGTTCTTTTAATGAAGAAACTGGAGAAAATGACAGAAAGGTACCTACGCCTAATTTTATTTCATTTAAACAATATTTATACGCAGAAGAACACGGTTGCAGGGGATGCAGGAAATTTGTTAAAGAGTATGACAAATTAATATCTCACTCTATATTTGTCCATCTTTTTGACTTTAGGTATTATCTAAAACTTTTACTACACGAATCCAACTGCATTAGGGAATCACTATTATATGACTTTGGAGCGGAATATGAAGATGAATCACAAGAACAAGCAGCAATTTTCTACTTCTCATGGGCAAAGATGGCAGAAAACCATACGAGGCTCGTTACCGAGGAACTCAATGAGAACTCAGACCAAATACCTTCTTCCGAAGTGGATCTCATCTCAAAAAAACAAGCAGCACAGTTTCAAGCATTTTTCTCGATTCGAGTAGCAGCATATACAGAAAGTATAGATAACTTACTATTTTCTATGAAAAAATACCTTCTTGATACATGTCATATATTTTATACTAAATATGTATCTCCATCATTAAAATTTAAATCACAAGTCGCAGCACCTCTTGAACTTGATCTTTTAACAACTTCCATGAGAACTTCAATGCCAACACTAGCAGAAGAAGTCGTAACTGCGGTTAACTCATTTAAGGGAAACTTTGGATCAATACTTACTGACATGGTTCAAAGAAGAAGTAATATACAGCAAAAATTTGATAATTTACTTTCATTAAATATTCAAAGAAAAAAATATATATCATACATAGATCAGTTGTCGGTTAAGGCTAGTCCTAGACCAAAGATAATATTAAACATCAATGAAGATAAACACTCTTTTCTTTTTGATCAAATAACTATTGATGATAGTTCTAGGATGTCATTATCTTCTGTTCATGGAAATTTAGATAGTCTAAATGATAATGACCATCCTCAGTACTTAATGAGATCTGGCGGAACAATATTTGGCGATATTATTATGGCAGAAGGGGTAACGATAGACGGTGTCGATATAGACACACATGCCCATACAGGCGAAGATGGATCTGTTAGAATAAAATCAACCGACATAGATTATGAAACACCTAGAGAAGAAACTACGCTTTTGCAAAGCGCAGATGGAAGCTTACTTGAAGTTAGCATAAATGCTTTTGAGTCCAGTATTAAAAATGGTGGAGTCCCAACAGTTAATGCGGTTGTTAATATTTCTATTCCAGACAGTTATTCAGATAAGTATGAATACGAAATTGTTTACTTGGAGGCTAAGTAATGGCTTGGTTTGATGTATATAAATCAGAAATATCTGTAAGCACAGGTCTAACAGTTTTTTCCTCAAAGCAAATACCGTTAAAAAGAGTAATTAATATTTCTGAAATAAATAATAACGTAGCTGCTGGAGAGCAGATATATGTTGATTTATTAGATAAAAAGATTAATAAATTTATTAACTCATCACTAGAAAATGTTACGGATAACTATTCATACTTAGTTGTTTTAGAAGACCACGCAGATGAAACATTTTTTCTTCCAGTTAAAAGTAGGGTTATAGATAACATATTATATTTTTACGCAGAAGAAGATATAGATATAGATATTGACACAACGAGATACTATGCAATATATTATGGTTTAACTAATATAAAAAATATTGAATTAACACTTGCATCTATTGATGCAACTCCAAAAAACGTATGGGTAATTTCCGACATAGCTCCTTCAGTTGAAGGTTCATACTCTGACATAGCAACTGCTAACATTAATTACTATACAAGTTCAATAACAAGTTCATCATCTGGAAAATATAGCCTTGCGTTGTATAATGATGGCGCCGACTGGAAAGATAATACATCAGAAAAAGTAGGCTCTAAAGCATTTGGCATTTTTGATGGACCAAGGCTAAAAGTTGTTGGCCCTAAAGGTAAACAATATGGAAAATTTAAAATAAGAATTTTTGAATATACAGATCAAGGAGTCATCTCCGTTTATCCAACAGTGGATTGGACAGAAGTAGATTGTTATTCAGCAATAGATTTATCTGACCAAATCTTATATTCTAAAATAGATTTACAATATAAAAAATATATATTTGAATTAGAAACTTTAGCAGAAAAAAACATAATGGCAATAACAAACTCTGTTAAAATAGATAAATATGAATTTTCTCCAAATTATAAATTAACCTATAGTCAAGAAGAAATAAATCCAAACTTAGCATTTATTACAATAGCAGGATTAAGATAATGGCAGAAATTAAAAAAACTATATCCGATTTAACTCCACGGAAAAGAATATATCCTTGCAGTTAGAGCTAAAGATCCAGAGCTTAATATAGTCTCTAACTATACAGATATAGTTAGATTTACTGCACCAACAGACACGACAATCCCGGCAGAACTTCAAAATCTTGAAATGTTTGCTTCATTTCAAAATGTTCTTTTTGTTTTTGATAATGGAACAGATGATGACTTGGCCGTATATGAATATGAGCTATATGAAGAAAGCGACATAGTCAATCCAAATACTCCACCATATGTACTTAAACCAAATCCATTAATTGCCGGTCAGTACGTTCCTCCATTTAAATCTGGAGCAGGAAACTCTAGTGTATTTGCCGTCCCGGTTGAAGGTAGCTATATAGATACAGAGAACGATAATATTGTTGTTCAGAAAAACTTTTTTGGCAGAGTAAGAGCAAAGGATACTTCTGGCAATGTTGGATCCTGGACTGCTATTAAAAAAACAGATCCATCAACGCCGCTTATTGATAGTCAATATATTGTTAGTCTAACGGCAGATAAAATTAAAGCAGGAACAATAAGTGCAGCGAAAATAACATTAGAAGGAGCTTCTGATTTAGAAACTATTATTCAATCAAAAACTTATGATACATCTTCTGGAATGCAAGGTTGGTTTATTTCGGGCGATGGTCACTTTAGTTTTGGTGGTCCCGATGGAATAACTTATGATAATGAAACTATTGTTATTGGATCTGATGTCCAAGTTACTGCAAATTTAGCTGCAGATAGCATTTCTGTTCCGACTAGTGGAACGCCTAAATTAAATATAAACTCTGGAATTGGTTCAGGAGTTGGAGGAATGACATTAGGTGATCCAACTTATAATTACTGGTACGCCAATGGTAACTTTAGCGTTGGTAGCTCTACGGCTTACGTTAGATGGAACGGCACAAGTCTAGAAGTAAAGGGATCAGTTACTGCTACAAGCGGTACCTTTACTGGAACAATCAGTGGTTCAACAATTATTGGAAATAATATATCTACTGGCGATATATATATAAGGGAAGCCGCTGGTTCAAATTATTTCTTAACCTATTTGCTTGGTGATTATTTACAAATAAAAAGAACTCAATCAAATTATTCAACCATTACTGGAAGTGGAGCCTTTTTAGGTTATTATGATACTGGAGGTGGCGCAGACACTCCTTATGTAATAGTTAATTCACTTTCTCCTTGGCCAGCTGCTGGTGGAAACTATGCATACATGAAACATGACGGGACTATCTATGCTACAAATTATATTCAAGCACCAACCTTTATTGGGGCTTTGAGTGGAAATGCATCAACCGCATCCAATGCAACTGTTGCCCAATATGTAGCAAATGATTCATTTAATGCTCGTTTTCATTGGAGTGGTCAGTCAGGGCAACCAACATGGCTCTGGGGTTCAAATAATGGTTCAGACTATTACGTTTGGAATCCAAGTCAATTTAGCGTTGCAAGCGCTACCACTGCCACTAACCAAAGTGGAGGTACCGTCGATGCAGCAACTGTTATTCTTGCTGCTGGTTCTGGTTATAGATCGGCAGGGAACTTTGCCACCACAACATCAACCACCATAACAGCAAGAATTGTTGATGGCGGTGGTTTTCAGGTAATGAGAGCACAAGGATCAATGAGGTCTCTTAAGGACGATATCCAACCTATTGTAAATGCAGTAGAAAAATTATCACATTTAAGACCTGTTTCTTTTGTTGAAAAACCAGAAGGATGGGAAGATGAGTTAGGTCTTCAATTAAAATCTCTTGATAGACACTTTGGCTTAATAGCAGAAGAAGTAGCAGAAGATTTTCCTGAACTTGCAGCATTTGGATACCCTGGCGGTTACCCTATGAAAAATGATGAAAATGGAAAAGAAATTGTTGACCAAGAAGAATTAATAAAATTTGAAAAATATGTTCCTATATCCTGGAGGGAAATGGGAGCAATACCACTTTTAATAAAAGCTGTTCAAGAATTGTCAGCAAAAATAGATGAATTAGAAAATAGACTTTAAAGGATTAAAAATGTCAGTATTATTATACACTTGTTACTCAAATGTTGATTCAGCAAATTTTGCAATTAACACACAATATACTGGGGGTTTTCCCATTAGGGGTGGCTTTAAAAATCTTGAAGACGCAAAAAGCATATGTGATACACCTGTAATTGTTGTAATAGAAATTAAAGATGGAGCAATAGAGGATGGAGAGTTAGACTTTCCAGATAATATGGAAATCTATAAATCTGAAGATGTTTTATCTGTAAAAATTTTAGAAGAGATATAGATGTATTGCAAAATGTAGAATAATTAATGATATAATATTTTGTGAAAACTATTTTTTAGGAGACCCATGCAAGATCAAAATCTAGATATCAATTTAGTAATACAAGTTTTTCAAGATAAAGTATCTCAATTGATGATGGAAAATATAATTAAAGATGCAACTATAAAGCAGCTTACTAATCAAATTGAGATCTTATCAACACCTTCTTTAAAAGAAGAACTAAAAGAAATAAAAAAGGATAAATAAATGTCACAAGAAAATGAAACAATTGAAGTAGAAGAATTAAAACAAGAAGAAGCATCAAAAGAATTCACAGTAACCATTATGATTAGTGATAAAAACTTAAGTTACAAAAGTGATTTCAACGAAGCAGAAACAGTTTTTTGGCTTGAATCAGTAAAAGCTCTTATTTTAAAGAGAGCATTTGATGCTGCCGGAGAAAACAACTAGTCATAGTGGTATTTTCCGCTACTATTAGTTAAAATTAAAATCGTAGGAGTCTAAATGGCAATTAGAGACTATTTACCGTTTGTTCAAAATAGTTCAGCTGACTTTTTTGCAAAAACGTTAGAACCAGAACAAATTAAAAACTTATCAAAGGCATTAAAGCCAGCAGCTTTAGCTCTTGGCTATCAAGGCTCAACGTATTATTACAATACAAGATCCACCTTTGAGCCTTCTCCTTATGATTTTGACAGAATACTTCAAGCAGTGGATACTGACTCCTATGTAAAGCAAGCCACTCTAAAGTATAAAGAACTTTTCTGGAAAGAAGGCTGGAGTATAACTGGTGAAAACTCAGAAGCTGTAGCTTATTTGCATCAAAGAATTGACTTTATGGAAATGGCAATGAGAAGGCCATTTATAGATTTCTTAACAGAAGTAGCTGATCATTTAATTAAGTTCTCAAATGTTTTTATAGTTAAAGCAAGAGGAGATATGTCTGAATATTTTCCTCAAAAACTTAATCCAGTAAATGCAGGTCAACCAATCGTCGGTTATTATCTTATTCCAACTGAACAAGTTAGGATCTTAAGAGATAAATTTAACAGACCAAAAGCATATCAGCAGCAAACAGATCCAACTACCTATGGGCCTACCGATAAGGATCCAGTATGGACTGCTGAAAGAGTTATACATCTTCATTTTGATAGGAAGACCGGAAGAGCTTTTGGTACGCCATTTATGAGTTCGGTCTTAGATGATGTTATAGCTCTTCGTCAATTAGAAGAAGATATTCAAAACCTCGTACATAGAGAGCTGTTTCCCTTATACAAGTATAAGATCGGAACCGCCGAACAACCAGCTGAGCCAGAAGAAATAGAAGATGCTGCATTTCAAGTAGAAAACATGAGATCTGAAGGTGGTTTAATACTTCCTTATAGGCATGATGTTGAAGTAATCGGAGCAAATAATGCATCGCTCGATGCAGCAAATTACCTCAATCACTTCAAGGAAAGAGTTGCAATTGGACTAGGAGTAGCACCTCATCATCTTGGCATGATGATGGGTGGCGGCAATAGATCTATGACAGACAGACTTGATACTGCTTTGTATGATAAGGTAAAGCAATATCAGAAGCATCTTTCTGAGATGATAAGAGTCCACATATTTAATGAACTATTATTTGAAGGCGGATTTGACCCAATAGTAAATCCAATGGATTCTGATATTTCAGACAGATGTTTTTTTAAGTTCAATGAAATTGACGTTGATACTCAAGTTAAAAAAGAAACTCACATTATTCAGAAGTTTACCAATTCTGTTATTACATTACCAGAAGCAAGAGTCCAGCTTGGCATAGATCCAGCTTATGAAAAAGAAGAATTATTTGCTGGAATTCAAGCAGAGATTCAAATGGATATGGCTAAAAATCAAGCTGAAATAACTGCGCAAAATGCACCGTTACCAAAAACTTCAGATGGCCAACAGTCAGCTAATAAAGGTCAAAGAAACTTGCCTTCAAATAAAAAAGGTCCAGGAAATATAATTAGACCACAAAATCAACAGGGCAGAAGAACTTCTCCAAATATTAGAAGATCAGATCTGACATGGTTGTCTGTTATTGAAAATGCTCTAGAATCAGAGTATAATGTTATAGATATAGTTGAAGTGATAGAAGAGGACAAGAAAGGTCCAAAATGAAAATTAATTCAGAAGTTAGCAAACTTGCAAGATTTGGTGAAGATGCCATTGAAGGTTTTAATACCGCAGTAGAAAATGGTCAGGCAAGATTGGCAATGTCAATTCTTGTTGATGTTATAAATGCATTTGACGAAAAGTTTGACGATATTGATGAAAAGTTGGCAGTAACAATTAAGCCAGAACAAACTTTAGTAGAAGAGCCAAAGGCAAAAGCAGAAGAGCCAAAGCCTAAGGTTAAGGAACAAACAACCGCTTAAGTATGAAGTTAATAATTGGCTGCCCTATATACAATAGAGCATGGATATTTCCATACTGGATTTCCTGCATTCAAAAACAATTTCTTAATTTAGAAGATGTTGGTTTTGTTTTTGTTGCATCAAAAGATGATACAGAAACAATATCTTTACTAGAAGACTGGAGAGATAAACATCCAGAAGTTTCTGTATTTGATATAATTTACCCTGAAAATGTTAATCATTTTACTCATGCAGAAGGGACTAGAAATTGGACCATTTCTAAATATGAGAATATGGTAAATTTGAGAAACTGCCTGCTTAAGAAGGTTAGAGAATATCAACCTGATTATTTTTTTAGTTTAGATTCTGACATTTTATTAGTTAATCCAAATACAATACAATTATTAATATCTCACATAAATAGTGGGGCCGATGCAGTTAATACTTTAATGTTCATGACTCCTGTTGGAACAATGTTTCCAAGCGTAATGAAATGGGTTAATGAGCCTGGCAAAAAAGCTCATAGGGATCAAAAATTTCCTCTTGGTGAATATTTTGAAGCAGATGTTATTATGGCTGCAAAAATGATGTCAAAAAACGTTTACAACAACGTTGATTACCAAATACATCAACAGGGGGAAGATCTCGGATGGTCTGCAAGTTGTGCAGAAAAAGGATATAAACTTTATTCAGCATCATATATTTACTCAATTCACGTAATGAGTAAACAGATGTTATTTGATATTTTGAAGAATAACGATCCAAGAAGTGACATTACCTTGAAAAGTTTATCAAAAGTATGATATTCTTATATAATAATGTTTATTCTAGGATAAATTAATTTACTATAGTGATTAACATTCAGTCACTCTTTTGGAGATACGATGGCTTTTGAGTTCATAGAAAATTTTACTATTCAACTTCCGGATATTAGTGAAGCAGAATATAATTTTTCTGAATCTTTTAATACAAATTATGGTTTAATTATAGAAGTTGCAGCAATACACGAACGGACTTACTGCTAACTATAATAATTATTCATCTACAGAACTAGAGAAGGCTCTTCAGTCATGGGTCGAGCCTTACCCTAAGCCTATCATTCTAAACCATGATCTTAACACAGAGCCTATTGGTAGAGTTATGGCAGCCAAGATGGACAAAGAAGTTGACGGAAGCCCGTTCGTTAGATTGCAAATTGCAATAACTGATCCAGTAGCTGCACAGAAGGTTCTAGATAAAAGATACCTTACTGGTTCAGTTGGTGGAAGAGCAGGAAAAGCTGTCTGTTCAATTTCTGGAGAAGACCTTGCCACAGAAAGTGAAGGCGGAAGGCCTAAGCTTCCTAAGTACAAGAGGGGCCAAGTCTATAAAGGAAAACTTGCATTCATTGATATGCAAGATATTTCCTTTAAAGAGTATTCATTTGTAAATCAACCAGCAGATGGTAAGTCTAGCGTTAGATCAACTTCTGCTATATCTGATAAAGATTCAAAACCTTCATCAGAAGGTTGGGTCGCCAAGAGCTCTGCTTTTGTGCTTCATATGAATGAAGAAGATATCTATTCAATAGAAGAGCATGATTCAATTTTCAAAAAAATGAATAAAAAAGAATCAAAGCCCTTATATCTTCACTTAAAAGGAGCTTTCCTTAGTGCTATGGCAATACAGGAAAGCGAAAATGAGCATAATTCAACAGTTTCATTACTATCTAATGAGGAAACTGCCAAAGAAACTGATCTACAGGAGAAATCTAACATGGATGTTCGCAATCAAGAGAAAGATATCTTAGCTGTAACTGAAGAGTTGAGCGAAGATCTTTCTGCAATTGCTTCTTCAAAGTCTGAAAAAGACGAAGAAGTTAAGGAAGAAGAAGTTCCAGCTGAAGAAACTTCAGAAGAAGAAGTTACAGTATCAGCTGAAGAAGAAAATAAAGAATCTCAAGAAGAAGTAGATGATTCAGAAGAACAAGCCTTAGTTGCTGTTGATTCCGAAGAATCTGTTGATTCAAAAGAAAATACAGCTGACGAACAGAAGGCTGAAAAAGATCAAGAGCCAGAAGAGAAAGTCGAAGACCTCAGCGATAAGGCTGAGCAGCCCGCTGAGCAAGAAGGCGACAATCTCAATAAGATTAAGGCTCTTGAAGAAGAGAATGCAAAGCTTAAAGTAGCACTTCATAGAATTCTTGTAGAAAGAGTTGTTGATGCAAAGATTAGCGCAGGCGTTGAAGAAGATACATCGAGAGATGAGCTCATTGAGTCACATGTGACTCGTACAGCTTCTTCTTTGGCCGATTCGCTTAGAGATCTAGTAAAGATGCCAGTCCGCAAGGCTCGTTCTACTGGAGTGCCAGAGTTTAATAATGAATCAACAGTTGCTATTGACGAACAGAATGTAACAACCGTTGATGAAGAAGGAAACTTTGCTTCTTCGAAAGAAGAAGTATCAGTTGAGCAAGTATTTGTAGACGCCCTAATGGGCCGTCGTAAACTTTAGAAACAAGGAGATAATTAAAAATGAGTTTAGCTAAATTTCGCAAAGTAGGCACTAAAACCGGTGCTGGTCGCTTTGTGGTTTCAGAAGGTATTGCTCCAGCAGCATACCTCCTTCCACATCCTGGTCTACCAACTTGGTATCTTGACTCAGAAGACGACCGTTTTGAGATAGTAATCCCTAAAGGAACTATCCTTTCTGTCGTAGCAGATGCAAATGGTGACGCAAGAATCGTACCAGCTAATGGTACTGGTTCAAGCCAAGCCTATGGTGATAATATGCCTGCAAGTTGGGATCCGCTAGATGGAGCAACTCCAGCTTACAGCTCTGGTGCAACTGATACAGTTACAGTTGCGGCAAGATCGGTTCCAATCGGTGTTGCACAGTATGACCTGTACCGTCCTTTTGATAAGGGCACCTCACAGGGCGCTGGCTTCATTACCCATGGTTATGTTGAATACCCAATGGTAAGTGGAATTAACAACACCGTAACAGTCGGTAGCGTTGTTCGCTCTGACCATATGGGTCGTCCAGTGTTGGCAGCTGCAGCCAACTTCCTTGACGGAAGCGATGTCTATTCTTACCTCCAGGTTGGTAAGGTAGTCGAAGTAGAAAAGTTTGCAACCAACTTTGATGATGGTTTGCTTTCTTACATGCAGCTTCCTTCAGATCCAGGTGCACTTAAGACAGTATTTGAACTTACCCGTTCAGGCACTTTCTCAGGTAAACTTGGTATCCGTAGTAATCTGGATGTCAACAACGTCATTGGCGCTTTCCGCGTCAACCTAACCTTATAATACTAGCAGGAGGAAAATCCTAAGATGAGTAAAACAATCCAAGAACTTCTTTCTGGTCTCCCAGCATGGGAAGCAGCATTATCAGAGGATGGGTATATCGATGAGAACAATAGAGTAACCGTAAGGGAAGCATTTGCATCACCTGATGCAGCAATACTTTTCCCCAAGATTATCTCTCGTACTCTAAAGGAAGCAGCTGAGCCACAGCTTTTGGTAACTCCTTTGCTTTCAACAGTACGCCTTGGCAAAGGTCGTTCCCTCGAATTCCCAGCCGTTAATGCTATTCAAGCAGCTGAGATCCCAGAAGGACAAGAGTATCCAGAGCAGGCACTCGCCTTTGCAAAGCAAATTGAGGGTAAAGTCTCAAAGAAGGGCGTGAAGTTAGCATTCACCGAAGAAGTCATCACTGACTCACTTTGGGACATTGTTGGTCTTCATGTTCGTGCAGCAGGTCGTGCTATGGCACGTCTCAAGGAACAAATCGCACTAAGTCGCTTCAAGGACGCTGCAACAATCGTCTTTGACAACGACAGTGGGTCTTATGATGACACAACTGGTAAGGGTTTCAGTGGCGTAGCCAATGGAACAGTTACTTGGGATGACATCGTTGACATGGCGGCTGTTCTTATGGCTGAAAAGCACATTCCAACAGACTTTATACTTCACCCACTTATGTGGTCGGTATTCCTTAAGGATAGTATCTTCCATGCAGGTGGCGCAGCTTCTGCTGTTGGCACAAGCTGGGGATACCGTCCTCAGTCACCGGATGCAGCACTCAATGCAACCGCTCCAATGGGTCTTAATGTTTTGGTTTCACCATTCGTTAGCTTTACAGCTAAGAGTGGCGCAACCGCAGCTAAGTCAGACCTTTTCTTGATTGACCGTAATGAGGTTGGTACACTCCTCGTTAAAGATGACATGACAACAGATCAGTTTGATGATCCAAGCCGTGACATCCGTCAGCTTAAGATGAAAGAGCGTTATGACATTGTTATGCTTGGTGACGGTGAAGGTATTACTGTTGCTAAGAATGTAAGCCTAGCTCGTAACTACGAGGTTCAGCTCACTAACGAAGTTTAATAACCTTAGGACAATTATAGTTATGGCCACTAATCATGGCAGTCCGTGGGATAAGGGGTGGTTGCGAAAGCTTCCACCCCTTATCTTTTTTTATAAACAAGTATTACTAATTATGTATACGTCAATAAGGAGAGAATGTGGCCCTATATCTTATAGAGAGCGCTAGTGTTGATTCTGAAGTAGTAGTTATCAAATTTGGAAGAACTGTTAAAATCAGTTCATTAATAAATTCAAATTTTATTGTTCAAACAACAGCTGCTACTCCAGTCCCTGTTGCTAGTCCATTTACTCCCATAAATACCATTAGTGACTATAATCAAATATCCAGAACGCTAAGACTATTCTGGGATGTTCAACTTCAGTCTGGTCAAGAATATGTTGTTAGAGTAGCAAATTTACTAGATGCAGTAAATGAGACTATTGCAGAAGAGCAAATAAAGTTTACAAAGTCAGATGACGCTACCCCTTCAACTATTACATCTTTTCAAGAGCCTTTGTATGAAGAGATATTAATAGAAGACAAGTCAGTCAGAGCAGATGCATTTTCTACTGTTCAAATTTTAGCCAAGAACCCTAACTTCTATATAGTTTCTGTTGATCCAGAAAACGGAGCATTTTATATAGATAAAAAATATAGCGATGGTAGAGTTACTATTCAATTTAACGCAAGGCCAGCTTCAAACTTTTTAAATACAAAATATTTTAAGGCTCAAAAGAAAAAAATACAAAGAACACCATCAAGATGGGAAAATGTTGGAGCAAAAGTCTCAATGCACTCTTGGAAGCCAGAGGTATATATAGACTTTCCATCATTTGATGCAACTCCAGTATTCAATGTAGATGGAAAAGAATATTATGAAACTGGATATAAATATAGAGTAATTTTATCAAAAGATATAGGCATATAGAGTGGCTAATTTTGTTTACAAAAAAGCAAAACAAGCTATTCTAAATGGTCAATTTAATTTTAGTGCTGATTCATTTAGAGTAAGCTTCATTAAAAGTTCATACATTCCAAATGAAAATTCTCATGAATTCTTATCTGACGTACCAGCTCTCAGCATTGCTTATACTTCAGAAAATATTACTGGAATAACAAACAACTTAGGAATTATAGATGCTGAAGATTTTACTTCTACAATTTCAGCAGATGTAGCATTTAATGCAATAATTTTTTATAAAGTTGGGTCTAATGATGGAAATTCCAGACTACTATTTTATATAGACAGCTCAACTGGTTTACCATTTACTGGTTCCTCAGAAGCAGTTACTGTTGTTTTTAACTGGAATAATGATATCAATAAGATACTTTCTATATAGGAGAATTGGAAATGGCAACAAATTATCCAAATAGTTTAGATGTTTTAATCAATCCAACATCAACCGACAGTTTAAATTCTACAACAGTTCCACACCATTTGCAGCACGCAAATTTAAATGATGCAATGGAAGCAGTTCAAACTGTTTTAGGACTAAATCCAGCTGGATCACATTTAACTATTAAAGATAGAATGGCTGCTTCAGAAGCTTTAAACGGATTGAATGACGTTACTATTACATCTGTTGCAACCGGTAATATCTTGCGATATAACGGCTCTGAATGGGTCAATCATGCTGAAGTAAATTTAACCGACGGAGGAAATTTCTAAAATGCCGAATACAATTAGAATCAAAAGAAGATCTTCAGCAGGAGCCGTTGGTGCACCATCATCTCTTGAGAATGCAGAATTAGCTTACAACGAAGCTGATGATGTTTTGTATTATGGTAAAGGTACCGGTGGAGCAGGCGGAACTGCTACAAGTGTTGTAGCAATTGCTGGAACAGGTGCCTATGTAGGTATTTCTGGCACTCAAACAATTACTGGAAATAAAACTTTCTCAGGCACTTTAGATCTTGGTTCTTCTGCAATCGCAACAACAAAAACGGCTAACAACAACTCTACAGCAGTAGCAACTACTGCATACGTAGATTCAGCAGTAAGTGGAGTTAGTGCATTTGGTGGATTAAGTTTTGCTGGAGACACTGGAACTACTCAAAGCATTGCAAGTGGTGATACTCTAAATGTTCTTGGTGGAACTGGCTTAAGTTCAGTGGCTTCCAATACAGACACTGTTACAGTTAACCTTGACAATACTAGTGTAACAGCCGGCTCATATGGTTCTGCTAGTGCAATCCCAACCTTTACAGTTGACGCTCAAGGTCGTTTGACCGCAGCTGGAACAGCTTCTATTTCTACTTCATTCACAGTAGATGCAGATAGTGGTTCAGACTTAACAATTTCTGGTGGAGATACCTTTAGAATAATTGGTGGCACTGGCTTAACATCAACGGCTTCTGCAACCGACACACTTACTTTGGACCTCGATAACACAACCGTAACTGGTGGATCATATGGTTCTGCTTCATCGGTTGGAACCTTTACGGTTGATGCCCAAGGTCGTTTGACGGCAGCAGCTTCGACTACTATAGAAATTGCGCTTGGAACAAATACTTCAGGAAACTATGTAGCAACAATAACTGGTGGAACTGGCGTTACCTCTTCTGCAGCAACAACAGGTGAGGGAACAACTCACTCATTGTCAATCGGTCAAGATGTAGCAACGTCTGCAAGCGTAACATTTGCAGGACTTACGCTTAATAGCGGAAGCATGGTTTTTGAAGGTGCAACCGCTAATGATCATGAAACAACCCTTGCTGTTACAGATCCAACCGCAGATAGAACAATTACTCTGCCAGATGCAACTGGCACTGTAGCACTTACTAACAATAAGCTTTCGGATTTTGCAGCCACTTCTTCATCAGAACTTGCTGGAATTATATCGGATGAAACTGGTACTGGAGCACTTGTATTTGCTAATACGCCAACACTTGTAACGCCAAACATCGGTGCTGCTACTGGTACATCTCTTACCCTTTCAGGTGACTTAACAGTTAATGGTACAACAACTACGATTAACTCAACAACCATCACAGTTGACGATAAGAATATCGAGCTTGGTTCAGTAGCAACTCCAACAGACGCAGGTGCTGATGGTGGCGGTCTTACGCTCAAGGGCGCAACAGACAAGACCTTTAACTGGATTGATGCAACTGACGCATGGACTTCATCCGAAAACATGAACCTTCTAACTGGTAAGTCGTTCTTAATCGCAGGAACTTCTGTACTTTCTGGATCAACCCTTGGTTCAGGAGTAACCGCATCAAGCCTTACCTCAGTTGGCACAATAGCAACTGGCGTATGGAATGGTACGGCAATAGCCATAGCTAACGGTGGAACCGGCTCTACAAGTGCTGGAGACGCTCGTACGGCTCTTGGATTGGCAATTGGCTCTGATGTACAGGCCTACAACTCTACGCTTGCTGCAGTGGCTGGTGGAACATACACTGGCGATGATAGCATTACAACTGTAGGAACTATTGCAGCTGGTACTTGGAATGGCACAGTAATTGGTTCAACTTATGGTGGAACCGGAGTAAACAATGGAGCTAGCACCATTACTCTTGGTGGTAACCTTGTTACATCTGGCGCCCATGCTACTACACTCACTACAACCGGCACTACGGGAGTAACTCTTCCAACAACGGGAACTCTTGCTACTTTAGCTGGATCTGAAAGTCTTACAAATAAGACAATTGATTCTTCTAATATAGGCGCAACAACTAAAGGCACAGGAGCTTTCACTACCTTAACATCAAACGGTGCTACAACATTTACTGCAGCAACAGCGTCTTCATCTTACACAACTGGTACTTTAGTTGTAACTGGTGGAGTTGGAATATCTGGAGCTCTTTATGGAAACAGTAGTGCTTTGGAAGGCTTTATAGTTGACGGTGGAACTTTCTAAGACTATAATTAACTAGGACTTTATCTATGGAGTAGAAATGACAAATAAATGTAATATACTATTTGTCAACAGGTTAAATTATGGCTATTAATAGTGGAAATACATCAGGTACGAGAAAAAATAACGTACCAAATATAGTTGGAGATAAACCAGCAGTTGCCGACCCTAAGTTAACGGCAGCCGAGTTTACTAAACGGAACTGTAACTAATACTGCTTTAAATGATCTAACTCCTGGGCAACCATTATTAACAAGACTAGATGAGATTCTTTCTTCTAATCCTGTTGCTAATACTGTATATCCAAGAAAAGAAGCAGTAGGCTATACTAAGTATAGTCCTTACTTCCCACCATTCTTCCCACCGTTCTTCCCACCTTACTTCCCACCATTCTTCCCACCATTCTTTCCTCCTTACTTCCCACCATTCTTCCCACCATTCTTTCCTCCTTACTTCCCACCATTCTTCCCACCATTCTTTCCTCCTTACTTCCCTCCTTACTTTCCACCAAGCTTTAAATAAAGGGTAGCAAATGGCAAATACTATAAAGATAAAGAGATCAGCAACAGCTGCTGCAACTCCAAACACCTTAGACTATGGTGAACTGGCAATAAATTATACAGATGGTAAATTATTTTATAAAAATAACTCTAACCAGATTACTCAATTTTCTTCTGGTCAAAAGATTACAATATCTACAACTCCCCCGGCATCTCCAGCTCTTGGTGACCTTTGGTTTGAATCAGATACTGCAAAAACTTTTATTTATTATGATTCATTTTGGGTAGAGATTTGTGGTGCGTTAGTTGCGGAAAGTTCAGATGGAGCAGCAACTTTAACGACTAAAGGTGATTTACTCTCCAGATCTTCTGGTGGTCTAGCTCGTTTAGCCGTTGGAACAAATGGTTATTTTTTAAAAGCTAATTCTGCTACCGCAACAGGCTTAGAATGGGGAGCTATACCTAGTGTATCTATTCTTGATGATGTTGGCGATGTAGTAATTACCTCTGTTGCTTCAAATGATATTTTAACATGGAACGGATCTAACTGGGTAAATGACTCTACACTTCTTGCCGCAAAAGCTCCTCTAGAAAACCCTACTTTTACTGGCACTCCCACCCTTCCAACTGGTACAATTGCTACAACACAATCTCCAGGAAATAATACAACTGCAGTTGCTACTACTGCATTTGTTACTGCTGGGATATCGGCTCTTGTTGTTGATCCGCTCAACAACCCTAAATTTAGTGCTATAATTACAATGGACGTAGGAGTTTAAATGGCTACAGGTGACAGAAGTGAAACACGACTTATAGGTCCGTCACAGTTGACTGCTACTGATGCAGGTTTGGGTGCTGCTGCGGTAGCAACGAGTCGTGAACATATCATTAAACAGATTATTCTGACCAACACTAGTGGTACTGACCGTTTGGTGTATTTGGGTATTGGTGGGGCTGCTACGGGTGGTGCTACATCGAGGTTTCTTTCTGCGTTGCCTATTGCAGCGTTTGACACGGTTGTGTTGGATACGGCGTTGGTGTTGGTGGCTACGGAGCGTTTGTGGGGTTACGCTGATTTGGGGAGTGCTGTGAACATTATTGTTACGGGTTGGATTAAAGAAGTCTGATGGGTATTTCTAGCGGTACTGGTGCTGTCGGGTTTATGCCTGTTGGGGTCGTTGTACCTTTTGCTGGTTCCACTTCTCCTGCTGGCTGGGAACTATGTTACGGGCAGGCTATTTCTAGAACTACGTATGCAGGTTTGTTTACAACTATTGGAACAACATATGGTTCAGGAGATGGTTCTACTACGTTCAACTTGCCTGACTTGCGTGGTCGTGTTGTCGCTGGTGAAGATGATATGGGTGGCACGGCTGCTAGTCGTTTGACTGCTGCTGGGTCGGGTATTACTGGCACGACTCTTGGTGCTACAGGCGGTACTGAAACTCATACGTTGACTACTGCACAGATGCCTAGCCACACGCATACCCAAGATGCTCACTCTCATGCTGTTCAACGAAGCAACTCTGCTGCTACTTCTGTTGGTGCTGATGCTTCTACTCTTTATCGAGCGCAAGCAAACACTGGTTCGGGGACATACTTTGATACGCAAACTGCTACTGCTACCAACCAAAACACGGGTGGTGGTGGCGCACACCAAAACACGCAACCAACAATTATTCTCAACTACATTATTAAGGTTGCATAATGGGAATCAGTAACACTATCCCGCCGTCAAGGTTGATTCAGCCTGGTGTTTGCACGTCAAGCACGAGACCTACTTCTCCTTTTGAGGGTCAGATGATTTACGAAACCGATACAGATTTATTAAGAATTTGGAACGGTTCTGCATGGAAAACTTTGGCTGCTGCTGCGCCAGCACAAGGAACTATTTTGCAAACCGTAGAAAGCGCAAACGACACGACGTTACGTTCTACTACTTCCACAACTTTTGCAGACAGTGGTTTGACTTTGACAATTACCCCACAAGCAAGCACAAGTAAAATTCTTTGTGTTTATACAATAAACGGGTACGTTGCTGGGTCTGCAACAGGTTTGGGTATAAGGCTTCTACGAGGAGCATCAACAGTTGTCGGCGCAGATTTAGACAACGGCTACGGCAGCGCAAGCGGTAACGCATTTAACACTATGCTTTATTACGTTGATTCGCCAGCCACTACGTCAGCAACTACTTACAAAATCCAATACAACCGAAACCAAGGTTCAACCACCGCCTATATGGGTGCATCCGCAGCACCAGTAAGTCGTTTTTTCGCTATGGAGATTGCAGTATGATTACCCCACCCATGGTTCAACTACTATTGGACAATGGTTTTACTGATGGATGGGCAATGTCTGGCGAAACTCTTGTTTTATGGGAACATGATGTAGACCCACCAGCCCCATTAGTTAAACCATCAAGTACCGAAGAAGGACAATAATGGCTATTAACTCTTTGTCTACAGGTTTTCGACCAGGTGTCTGCACATCTAGCACACGCCCCACAGCCCCATATGAGGGGCAGTTCATCTATGAGACCGATACGGATATGCTTGCTATTTGGAACGGTACAGCATGGCGTTACATCGCAGCCACAACTCCGACCAATGGGACTGTGTTGCAAATTGTTCAAGCAACTTATTCTGCCGTCATTGTTTCAAACTCAACTACCACAATGGCAGATACAAACCTGACGGCAACCATCACACCAAAATCATCTTCCAGCAAAATCCTTGTCACAGTTCATCAGACATTTAGCAAAACGCCAGGGAATAAAGACAACTGCGTCGGCGCTCGAATAGTTAGAGATTCTACCGCTATACATACTTTTGCTGTCGCTCACGGTTACACAAACAGCACAACGGTAGACGCTATTCTTGTATTATCTGCCATGTATTTAGACTCGCCGGCGACCACATCGGCAACAACATATAAAACACAATTCGCAAACTTTGTTGCCGCAGCATCGGTTTCTGCTAATACAAACAACACGCCAGCCACAATCACCCTTATGGAGATAAGCGCATGACACACGATGAATTATTGCAACTGCTTGCAGATTCGGGTTTTAGTACAGGTTGGGTATTGTCAGGGGAAACTCTTGTTTTGTGGGAACACGAAGTAGACCCGCCATCACCGTTAGTGCGACCCGATACCACTGCATGATTAGTGTTATCACCTGCACGTAGGAAATGATTAAAGCTTAAAGATAGAATTAGTTTTTAAACATTAATTGAATAAAGGTTTTAAATGAACTTTTACTCAAGTGTAAAATACTATTATATAATAAGAAAGGAGATATAAAAGATGACTGCAATAGATTTTCCAAATTCACCCACTTTAGGAACAATACATACTGTTGATAATAAAAGATGGGAATATGATTCAGAAAAATGGATTTTACTTGCAGATTTTATAACTCCTAATGTTTCCGGTACAGTTTACAATGCAACAATAGGTGATGGGGTAAGTACTTCGTATGTTGTCACTCATAATTTCAATAGTAGAGATGTAAGCATAACCGTTAGAGAAGCAGCTTCTCCATATGGTTTAATCTTAACTTCCTGGGAAGCTACAACTGCTGATGCAGTAACAATTTTATTTGATTCCCCCCCTTCTGCTAGTTCAGTTAGAGTATCGGTTTATATAGCTGTAGCAGGCCTTGAACAAGGACCTACTGGACCTACGGGACCAACTGGGCCCACAGGATCAACTGGAACAGCTGCTACAATCACCGTTGGTACTGTCTCTGCTGGCACAGCAGCTGTAACTAACTCGGGCACATCATCAGCTGCAATCTTAGATTTTACATTACAAACAGGCCCAACAGGCCCTAGTGGCCCAACAGGCCCTAGTGGCCCAACAGGTTCCGAAGGGCCAACTGGTCCAAGTGGAATGGCTATTCAAGGAACAGCACCTGTTAGCACTAGCGTTATTTGGGCTGACACTTCAGTAACTGGTGTTGCAGTAGTTCCTACAGGCGGTACAACTGGTCAAATGTTGACTAAAAGTTCCGGTACTGATTATGACACTGCGTGGAGCACTCCAGTTACCTCTTCTGATTTATCCCTAAAAGCAAACCTTGATTCTCCTACTTTTACTGGCATAGTAACAATACCCGCAGGTGCTTCTATATCTGGTTTTGCTACTCTTGCTTCGCCAACTTTTACTGGAACAGTAACGATTCCAGCAGATTCTATAATCTCTTTGCCAAAAATTGACAATTTTAAATTAGGCTATACAACTACAGCAACGGCTGCTGGAACAACTACTCTTACTAATGCTAGTAATAACCAACAGCTATTTACAGGTACTACAACTCAAACTGTAGTAATGCCAGTTGCTAGCACAATGACCGTGGGCACTAGGTATATAATTGAAAATAACAGCACAGGAAATTTAACCGTCAACTCTTCTGGGGGCAACTTAATCGCTACTGTATTCCCTGGAATGAGCATTAGAGTTATTTCAATACTTGCTTCAGGAACAACTGCAGCTTCTTGGGATTCGGAGTATGCTGGCTTTAGTAGTATCACAGGCACGGGGTCAGTTGTAATGTCAGCTTCACCTACTTTGACTGGCACTCCACTTGTTGCGGCAAACTTTAGTCCATCGGCAACAAATACTTATGACCTTGGTACTACATCTTTGCGTTGGCGCAATATTTATACTCAAGACTTACATTTAAGTAATGGCATTGGTGATTATACAATAGTTGAAGGTGAAGAAAGTCTTTATATAGTAAATAATAAAACTAGTAAAAGTTTTAAGTTTGCTTTAATAGAGGTTGACAGTAGCGAAGTTCCAAAGTTATCTGAGACATAAATGAAAATTGTAGTAATTGGTGGTGGCACTGCTGGTTGGTTAGCCGCTCTTATGATTAAGAAGGTTCAAGGCGATAGTCATTCTGTGACCGTAATTGAATCTAGCGACATTGGGATTATAGGTGCTGGAGAGGGAAGCACGGGTCAGCTTGTAGATATTATTCGTGGTATTTCTTGGGACTATGGTTGTAATGAGGCAGACTTCTTTATTGAGACTGGCGCTACAGTAAAATTGGGCATACTTCACAAGGATTGGAAAGAGCTTGGTCACGAATATATTGCTCCTTTAGACGCAACTGCTGTGTCTTCTGTTGGCACCGATTACATAATGATGCATGCAATTATAAACGACTTACCAGTTCATACTGCTAGCACTAATGGATTTATGATTGAAAATAACTTATCATCTTTTTATTGGCAAGACGATAAAATTTTTAGCACCACATCACATGCTTATCATTTTGACGGTCACAAGGTAGGTAAATACTTTAAGAAGGTTTGTGGTGATGATGTTTCTATTATCGATGCAAAAGTTTTAGATATTAATTTAAACCAACTTGGCGAAATAGAATCATTAGTCCTTGACAATGGAATAAACATCGAGGCTGATTTTTTCATAGATGCTTCTGGTTTAAGTCGTTTAATCTCTAAAAAACTTGGGATTAAGTGGGAATCTTATAAAGATAATCTTCCAGTTAATACAGCAATACCTTTCTTACTTCCACAAGAAGAAGTAATTAGACCAGTAACCACTGCATGGGCACAGAAAAATGGTTGGATGTGGATGATCCCAGTAAATGGAAGAAGAGGATGTGGTTATGTATTCGACTCCAACTTCATATCTCCGACTGAGGCTGTCGATGAAATAGAACAAACTCTAGGCATGGAGATTTGTCCTATCAAAACAATAAAGTTTGAGGCTGGTCGTCTTGAAAAACTATGGCACAAAAACTGTTTATTTGTAGGTCTTGCGGGGGCCTTTGCTGAGCCATTAGAAGCAACAAGTATTCACTCAACAATTATTCAGTTAAATAACTTTATTTTCCACTACTTAAAAGACTCAAAAGAAGAGACGGTTAACAGCGGTTCAGAAAGTCGATATAACAAAAAAATGCGTCTTATGTATGACGATTTTAAAGATTTTCTTTCTGTCCATTACGCATCAAAAAGAACAGATTCTGAATTCTGGAAGTGGGTCTCTAGTGGAGGAACGCTGTCTGAAGGGGCAAAAGAAGTATTAGAGATTCAAAGATCCAAACTTCTTTCTACTGGTGACTTTAATCAATACTTTGGTTACGCAGGACCAGCTTTGTATAATTGGGTTCTTTACGGTCTTGGTTTTATAGACAAAAATACGGCAAAACGAGAACTTGACTTCTATAATCAATATGAACTTGGGCACACGGTGTGGAATATTAACAGCGATGCCATGAATGACATGGCATCTAAAATGATAGATAATACTGTTTTTACAAAAAATGTAAAGGAATACGCTGATGGCAATCTATTTTCCAAATAACACAATCACAGAAGTTGCTGCTGGAAAACTCTTGTTCCCTAAAAATATTGTTCAAGTAGTAGAATCAACCATTACGGCAACTCTATCTACAAATAACTGGGCTACACAAAACGAAATAGGCACCGTTTCCATAACACCGACTTCTGCTACGAGTCAGATTTTGGTCTATGTAAATATTGGCTTTCGTGGAGACATCGCTCAGGGGAACTGGTCATTAGGGTATTTTTGGGTAAGAAATAACACGAGAAATGCCGAGCTAACAAGAAGTGGGTGGAATGGTACTTGGCGACATGTTATCTACGATTGGTCTAAAAATTTTTTAGATTCTCCAGCAAGTACTTCTACACAGACTTATAGTTTACGTTGTGGCAACTACCCAACGGGCAACCATACTTTCAATACAGGTACCGCTGGAGACGGAATTTGTATTATTCGTGCTACGGAGTTTGCTGTCTAATGGCTATT